ATGAAAGAAATAATTGAAAATGTAAAGCTGGTGGAGAATGCTCCGTTGGAAGAGCCTGCACGCCAGTATTATTTTATGGAAAAAGCAAAAGAATATGTTGCTGAAATGTCTGAGAAACTGGGGCGTCCATTAACTGCGTGTGTGACGACATTTGGTTGTCAGATGGTATTGGCAACACAGAATTTATAAAGACATGAAGAAAGCCCCGGAAACGTTGATTTCTAGGGCTTTTTGTTATTTATAGAGTAGTTTATGCGTGAGTCCGTTTTTGAATACTATTTCAGTGATATGCTTATCTATTACGGTTATATGGTCGAGCACTGAGTTGAAAAGATTTTTAATGGAATCCTCGTCTGCGATCGCAAGCTCTTTGTAATTTATTATTTCATCTTTGTTCAGTTCGTGCATGAGCAAATACTGCGATGCAGTTTTAATGAACTCTACTTGATTCACGTTTACGGAAATTGATTCTGTTTCCATTCCCTTTATTTCATTTTCAATCTTCACTCGGTCAATCTCCAACGCTGATTTCATTTCGAGAAATTCCTTCTCGTCAAGTCCGTCATCATCAAATAAAAATGCTTTCTTGAGTCGCTCAATAGCTCTTTCTGTTTTTTCAAGTTTCGCCTGTAGTTCGGTTAGCTTTTGTTTGTTCTCTGATTTATCTTCTTGGCTGACTGTGTTTGCTGACCATAGTTGAGTTCCATTCTTCCCATATAGTAAATCTAAAGTGTCCTTCAAGCTATCCTCGGAAATCCCGACGATATCAGAAAAGCTGATCCGTTTGAGAATCATTTGTTCAAGTTCTTTCGTTGTCTTGATGTGTCTTTTATGTTTGGCAATGTCAGCCATAGCAGCTATGTAATTGATTATAATAGGAGCTATCGCTACATCACTGACATTTGGGTTGTCGCAAGTTCCTTTTCGTGATCTCTTCCCGCACGCATAAGATGATGGTCGGAATCCACTTCCTTGTCTACTGTCCTTGCTTCTAACATTGTATCGTTCTCCGCACTTTCCGCAAAAGATTAAACCAGTAAATACATTGCATCGTTTATTCATGATTGTCTGTCCGCTTGAGTTCATCTTTAATCCACGCCCGTCCATGAGCTTATTTGCCTTTTCCCAGTCATTTATAGACACAAGTGGTTTAAATATACCTTTGATATAAATAACTTCTTCCTGAGGCTTTTTACGCCCTCTGGCAGACTCTCTGTAATTATATCTGTAGTCACCTTTATTCATTGGGTTACGAATTACATCGGCAATTGTCTTAGAAGTCCATTCTCCGCCGCGCTTGGTTGGAATCTTGTTCGCATTATAGCTTTTGGCGATTGATACGCTTGAGCCACCATTGAGATAATCTTCGTACATCTGTTTTACATACTTAGCTTCTGTCTTAGAATGTACTGGACATTTCTTTTCATCATCCCAATCCCAACCGAATGGAACTCTTGCTCCGTTCCATAATCCGCTTTGTGCTCGCCCGATCATTACATCCGTGACACGCTCTGAGGTTAATTTTCGCTCAAGTTCTGCAAACACTAGGATAATCTTAAGGATAGCCTCTCCAATTGCGCTAGAGGTATCAAATTGCTCGTTCAGCGATATGAATGTGACTTTGTTGTATTTGAAATCATCATACATGAGAGAGAAGTCCACAAGGTTTCGTGAGATTCGGTCAATTTTGTACACGATCACATGAGAGACTTGTCCATGCTTTACTTTCTCCATCATTCGCTCAAACGCCGGTCGCTTTGTGTTCTTTCCTGACTTTCCAGCATCTTCAAAAATCTCGATTCGCTTTTTGTCGATGTGAAGAACGTGTTCGCAATAGGCTTTCAGTTCTTTCTTCTGGAATGGGAGAGAGTCTTTATCTACCTGATATCCAGTAGACACACGAACGTACAATGCTACGATTCTTTTATCTTCTGACATAGTACCACCTTCCTAAAAATGAGTATAAAAATAACAGCTAGCAGAGAACGGACGTTCTGCTTGCGATAGCTGTCCGAAGATGATACAATATTACCGACCAAAGTAAAGTGTATATCTTCGGATGTACCTTAAAGACCGTTCCTGTTGGCGCAGGGGCGGTTTTTTATTTTATTGGATTATTATTTTTGTTTTAGCATCACCAATCATGCTTTCATGATACTCTAATTCAATTGATGTACAATTTTCTGGAACAACATAATATGTTTTAAATGTAACATTTCTGCCAGGAGAAAGATTAGTATTTATAAAATCTGAATCATCAGATAAATAAGCTTGATCGCAAGTTGAATTGTCTGCATAGCAGTCGAAATCATAAATACTTACATATTTATCACCGGATGAATTCGTGTTCTCAAAAGTGAAGTCAACCATAATGTACTTCATTCCACTTGCTGGTGCACTATCATATTCACCCCAGTCAGTAAAATTAGTATTTGCCTCATTGATGGTTACTTTTAATCCTTTTACTTCAAATGATGATCCAACTCGAATATCTGGCTCTTTTTGTTCTTCCACTTTCTTCTGTTCATCATGTTTTGCTTTTGAATCGGCGGTTTCGTTATGCTTACTTTCTTGAACCGTTTGTTTATTTGATTCAGCATTGTTTTTATCGTCAGATGAACCTGGTACCAAAGCCACAAGTGTATAGAATGCTAGTACGACAGTGATGATAATTCTAGCTGCAAGATTTTTAGGCTTGTTAGAAATCCACATAAGGACAATTCCGACTGGTGGTAAGAATATGCAGGCAAGAACGATTAACCATATTTTTTCGTAGAACTTTTCCTTGCGTGGTTGCTGGTTCATGTTTTGATTAGGTTGGCAGTATCCGTTGTAATTCATATTTTGTTGTTGATAATAGCCGCCATTATTCATGTTCGATCGTTGGGAGTTATTATTCTGTTGCATTGGCGGAACATTATAATTTTGGTTAAACAGCTGCGCTCCGCAGCTAACGCAGAACTTATTTCCATCTTGATTATTTGCTCCACATCTAGGACATATCATCTGTTCTTCTCCATCCTTTCTATTTTCAGCCTTGTTCCTAAGCGCACCACACGCTTATATATAATCGCACGTATCGGTCATATCATTTGTACAAATCCAAATAATGTTTATAATTATCTTCTTTGTCTTGGTATTTTAATTCGGCATTCCTTTCCAGGGCATTGTATTCGATTCCCTTCCATTTTTCTATTTCGGCACGTTCTTCTTGAAGCCCGTTCTCTCTTTCAGTGCATTCTTTTTGAAGTTTAAGTTCTTTGTACCCATGTACAATCATTCCCATTCCTAAAAGCAAGATTAGTATTACAGAAGCAACGGCGATAGCAGATACGATGTATTCAAATATGCTTACAATGAATGAGATCAAAATTATAATGCCTACTAATAACAGCAGTGAGCCACTGGATTTCTTATTTTGTTTTTTGCGTGAACTCATATCAAGTAGCTCCAATAATTCTCATGTTCTTTACATATGGGAAGATTTCCGCTGAAACTTCTATGCAGTAATCATGCATATGGTTCTTCATTTCTATCATTTGCACATCGGATTCACTGAAATCGTCACCTAAAATATGTCTCATTTCATGCAAGAACACTTCACATTGCCTTTCGTGATTCAATAGCGCATCAATGAATATTGTGTAAGAATCATCTGAATTATGCCTCACGCATCCTGGAATGCCATAGGATTCATCGAGTATTACTACATTTATATAATATCCTTTGTAGTACAATCATTCCTCACCTTCCTCTATTTTACGCAGTTCTGCAAGCTTTTTGGCAAAATCAACCAGTCTCTCTTTATCAACTGTGTTGTATACGTCAAAGAGAATCTTGTCATTATTGTAGATTTCCTGTGCTGTACGAGCTGTCTCTTCATCAATGTAGTAACCTTTGTTAGTTATCTCCGCTTTTGCATCATCTCCGTTCATTAGATAATCTATTGCAATACCAAAGTAATTAGCAATGATTTCTGCTAAATCCATTCCACACTTTGAATTCTTTTTCTTCCATGTACTGATTGTTGATTGAGATACGCCAGTTTCTTTGCAAAACTTATAAGCACTTATCCCACGGGATTGTAGTAATTGCTCAAAAATTTCATACATTTTTTTGTCCACCTTTCACTAAAACTAAATACTTTGTCAAAAACGTAGTAATACTTATTGACAACCGAAGTATAAAGTGCTATAGTATGGACATACTTGAATGAACCGAAGTAAACGACCAAGTAAAATTCGATTCTATGAAGTACTTCGCTTGTGGTATAAGTATGATTCGTTTGATTAAACTATATCACTAAACCGAAGTAAACACAAGTATAAAATAACAATAAAAAGGGAGGGATATTTTTGGCTAAAATGTACACCTGTGATGAAGTAGCAGAGCGATACAAGGTAAGAGTAATCACAGTATGGGATTGGATTCGTCAACGTAAATTGAATGCAATTAAGCTCGGAAGAGAGTACAGGATATCAGAGGATGACCTTATTCAATTTGAGAATGAGCGAAAAACAATTCCGGCAAATGACAAAAGTTAGAAAGGAGAAATGAATGGTAATCGTTCTAAATCTTGAAGCAGAAATGGTGAGAAACAAAATATCTCGTTCCGATATTGCAAAATTATTAGGATTAACATATCGAACAATTCTTTCCAAATTTAATGGGGAAAGTAAATGGGGATATGAGGAGTGCGTTAAAATCCGAGACACCTATTTCAAAGATAAGACTTTGGAATACTTATTCGAGGTCAAACAGTAGGGAAAAGGCTTAATACAAAAATACTGATAGGAGCGTCATTCCTACCAGCATTTCGCCAAATTTTTTTACTCTATGTATTTTGCAGGTTTTCACCACACGAGATGACGCCAAGTGTTTCTATGTAATACTTTGTCACTTTCGCAGTTTTGGTTCTGCAATATGCCTAGTTGCTGACAAATGATAAAGAGGACTTGATATGGTGAAGCATTTTAAATGAGTGCCATCTCTCGCGTTTTATACTCCTTCTCTGAGTGACGTAACGCCATATCAGTAATCTACATTTAACCAGTTTTAATGTGCTTTGGTACCACAATTGCGGCTTTACCTTAAGAGAGCAGGCAAGATCAGTTTTTTTATCAAAACATGATACCACCTTTCCTGCCATATAAGACATGAAATAATTTTACCATAATACGAAAACATTTTCAACTTTTTAACACAGAAAGGAGAAACATGAACGAATTACAAATTTTTAATTCAGAAGAGTTCGGTGATATCCGAACAGTAACTATTGAGAATGAACCGTGGTTTGTTGGAAAAGATGTAGCAACGGCACTTGGGTATTCCAATCCGCAAAAAGCAGTTCGCGACCATATATCCGAAGAGGATAGAGGGGTGAACGAAATGGACACCCCTTCAGGAAGACAGAATTTAGCAATCATCAACGAATCTGGCTTATACGCTTTAATCTTTGGAAGTAAGTTGGAATCAGCTAAGAGATTTAAACACTGGGTTACATCAGAAGTGCTTCCGGCGATCAGAAAGACTGGTGCTTATCAGAAGCCAATGACAACCGATCAGAAGATTCAGTTGCTTGCTCAGGGAAACGTAGAGCTGACAGAAAAGATTGAGAAAGTCAATGATGACTTGCAGGAGTTTAAAAAGGATATGCCTTTACTTGCGCTGGAATGTCAGAAGATTACAAGAGCGAAGAATCAGAAAGTCGTTCCACTTATGGGCGGTAAGAGTGCTCCGGCTTATAAGAATAAGAGTTTGATGCACAAAGTCTACAGTGATGTGGATGCACAGCTCAGAAGAGAATTCGGTGTGAATACTTATAAGGCAATCAAGCGGAGCCAATGTGATTTAGCTATCAGAATTATTGAATCATATAAACTTCCAATGTTCTTACAGAAAGAAATTGACGCTGAAAACGCTCAGATGCGCCTGCCAGTATAGGAAACGTGAGGTGAATGAAGTGAAAGAACAGGTTTACGAATATCTTATCAGCTTCATTTCAGATGTCGGCTATCCACCAACAGTAAGAGAGATTGCAGATCACTTCCATATAAGCACTAGCACAGCAAGATATTATCTGAATGACTTGGAAAAACTGAGACTCATTGAAATGCATGGTGTTCCGAGAGGAATCAAAGTGAACGGTTACAAATTTGTAAAGGAATGAGGTGTTAAGCGTGAACGAGAAAGCGAAGCGGATTAAGGAAAGGCTCAGGGAACTTGGAATTAATTCGATAGAAGAACTGAATGCAGCTATTAAACGTGAGTCGCTAAACATTTCACTGATGGTTTGCAATGGAGTAAATGAGAAATGTTAGATGAAATTGATATCAAGAGAAAGAAACTCGAAGTAATTGATATCCGCAGAGAACTTCCAGTGATAAAGGAAGAGGACTCAAACGATGACCTGACACCATTTCTTGTAGGAGTGATAGCGGTAGCAATACCAATACTCATGACAGCGGTATGGGTTATCTGTGGATATTAAAAAGAGTGCCATAACAAAGGCGGCAACCTTCAGGCACTCGGTTAAACAACCAACTTAATAATAGCATAGGAGTAAAAATGAAACAACCTAAGAAATTAACTTTAAGCAATAAGAAGCTACTCGGTGAAGTCGGAATGAATCCTGCAGAATGGATGAATTACTTTGAGGATAATGATTATCTTCATGTGATCCGCAAGACAGACAGAGCGGTAGTGATTATTGATAAGAAAGAAAGGAAGATAACGAGACAATGAAACGAATTACATTACTGTCAATGGACATTCAGAATTTCAAAGGATGTACCGGCAGAACCATTGATTTTACAGATAAGACAAAAATCTGCGGTGCAAACGCTACTGGAAAGACAACTATCTTTGATGCGTTTACATTCTTACTGTTTAACAGGGATTCACTTGGGAGTTCTGATTTTGATATCAGACCACTTGATGCAGACGGAAAGATGATTGACAACATTGAGATTTCCGTTAAGGCAAGAATTTCTGTAGATGATGAAGAGTTTGAGTTGAAAAAAGTTCAGAAACAGAAGTGGGTTAAGAAAAGAGGTACAGACTCAAGAGAGTTCCAGGGAAATATCAATGAATTTGAGATTAACGGATATCCGAAGTCACAGAAGGAATTTAAAGAGTTTATTTCTGAAATTGTTGACGAAGATGTATTTAATCTGATTACGAACCCGACAGCGTTCAATGCATTGGCTTGGAAGAAACAGCGTGAAATCCTTATGAAGTTTGTAGAAAGCTTCTCAGATGTGCAGATTGCAGAGTCTTTCGGAGATAAATACACAAAGTTGATTCCAGAGCTAAAAATGGCTAGTACAGATGACATTCTGAAAAAGCACACCAAAGCGAAGAATGTTCTTAATAAAAAAATGGTTGAGATTCCAGCAAGAATTGATGAAGTGTCAAAACAGCTTGTGATCGCAGATGTTCCGACACTGGAAGTAGAAAAGGCTGCAAAGGAAGCTGAACTGAGCAAAGTTGAAGAAGAACTGTCAGGCGGTAACAGTAAAATCAACGAGATCAATGACCGCAGAGAGCAGATTATGAATCTGAAATTCCACTTGTCTGAGATTCAGAATAAAGCAAATCAAAAGTTGCTTGATGATTCTTCCAGTATCAGAGAAGAAGTGGCTAAGAAGCGTGAAATCACTGAGAATTTACAGCGTGAATTATCTGAACTGAGAAGTAGTGGAAGAACTGTTCAGGCTGAATATCAGTCGCATGAGAATGATGTAAAAAGACTTCTTGATGATTGGAAAGTTGAGAAAGCCAAGACATTCCCTGAGTTTGTTCCGCTTGAGCCTTTATCAGAGAGCGCAACAGTGTGTCCTACTTGCGGTCAGGAATTGCCGGAAGATGTGAAGAAAAAGAATATTGCCGATTATGAATCTCGTAAAAAGGCTCATGAGGACGATTACAAAAAGCGTAAAGCTGAGTTTGAAGCAGAGCATGGTAAGAAGTTGGCTGACATTACAAAAGCCGGAAGTGAAGCTGCCAAGCTCAGAGACGAGGCTAAGGAGAAGTTGGAAACATTCGGACGCTCGGCAAGGACTTATGAGCAGAAAATCGAAGAAGCGAAACGTGCTTACGGAGAAGAGAAGAGCAAACTTGATAAGATTCCAAAAGTTGCTGATATTTCCAATGATGCTGAGTATAAAGCAACAAACGAGAAAATCTCGGCACTTGAGAAAGAGATTGCAGAGCTTTCCAGTGTTGTTTCCGATAACGCTGAGCTTGAAGCTAAAAAATCAATTCTGAAAGACGAAATTGCGGAGATTGCCGGAAAAATTTTGGCAGCAGACAATTCCAAGGTAAAGGAACGTATCGCAGAACTTGAGGCTGAACAGAAAGAAGTCGGACAGAAGATTGCTAATCAGGAAATGATGATTGACCTTGTGGAAGATTTCATCAGAACAAAAATGAACATGATCTCAGAGAAAATCAATAAAATGTTCAAGATTGTTTCCTTCAAAATGTTCGCAGAACAGATAAATGGCGGAATCAAGGAAACGTGCGAATGTACAGTAAATGGGGTTCCACTGTCCAGTCTTAACAATGGTCACAGAATTGTAGCTGGGTTAGACATTATCCATTCATTATCAAATCTGTACGGAGTTAGCTGTCCGATATTCGTGGATAATGCGGAGAGTATCAATGACTTCAATGTGCCTGAGATGGACGCACAGATGATTTATTTAACGGTAACTGACGATAAAGAACTGAAAGTAATGGAGGGATAAAAGATGATTAAAACTGGACGTGTAGAAGGTAAAGAAACAGGAACACTTGAAATGAGTGGTACACTCAATGATTTGATGAATGACTATAACGTAATTGCTAAAGGTATGAGAAAAATACTTGTTGAGAAATTCGGAAAAGAAGATGGAGATAAGGTTTTCGATATACTTTCAAGCGATAAGCCAAGAGATGGATTGCGTGAAGAAGTTCACAGTGTGATTGACGAGCATTTAGAGAATGAATTTAAGAAATCTGAACCTACTGGACTGCTCAAAGCGTTTATGAATATGTTCGATAAAGGTAAGACTTTTGAAGATGGTAAGAAATATGTCTTTGATGCCGAGCTTTGCAGACAGGATTTATCTAGCATGGGAGCGCTTTCAAATATTGCCAACGTATGGATTAACGATTGTGATGGGAAAGAAGTAATTGTCAAAAGCAGTATGTTAGGACTTATCGGCACTTTCAGTATCTTTCCTGAATGGTGCAGAGAGGTTAAATAAAGGAGAAGAGTAATGGCAGAGAAAAATGAAGTTGCTAAAAAGCAAGAATTTACCACTGGTTTGAGCCAGTGGACAAATACGATCACTGGACTCGTTTCAAGGGATTTTGAGCAGAATGGCGTTCAGTACGATGAATATTCCAAACAGTGTGCAATGAATGCAATGTCAGCAATTTATCAGCTTGTGCAGAATACGGATAAGACTGACATGAACAATCTTAATACTTCTAATCTAAGAGAGGTTGTTGCTCAGTGTGCAAGCCTTAAACTTAATGCTAATGCGATGCCGAGAGAGGTTTTCTTCCAGCTCAGAAGTAAACAAGTTGGCGGACAGTGGGTAAAAATGGTCGAGATGGGCGTTGAAGGTGACGGGAACGATGCGCTGCTCAGACAGTTTGGAAATAACGTAAACACTGTTTATCCAGTGTGGCTTGTAAAAGAGGGTGATGACTTCACATATCCTCGCAGAAGAGGTATTGAGATTGAGCCTGCGGAGTGGACTCCTAAAGGATTGTCAGACAAGACGGTGAGAGTTGTATATCCAGTGAAACTCAAAGATGGAACAATCGAATATCTGATTGCGGAAAGAGAACCGGTAAGAACAAACCTGATCGCTCATATCAGAAACAATCTCATGAATGAGACTTTTGGTATTTGTGAAAATCGCTATAAAGCTACTGATAAGCAGAAAGCGGAAATCAAAGCTAAGAAAGATGAAATTCTTTCAGTATTCAGAGCGTGTGAAACGGTAGATGATATGCTGAAATGCGAATATGCGGTAACGCCATATGTGAGTGCAGCTTGGCTTGATACGCCGGAAGCAATGATTGTACGTAAAATGCGTAACAATGCAATTAAGAAATTTCCAAAGAATCTTAATAGCATGGCTTCAAGCTCTTTATTACAGTTGGACGAAACATACAAAGCATCACAGGAAGAAATTGCTGAGAACGAAAATTCAGAAGAGTTTGCAATCGAAGAAGAAAATGTTGTAGCAGATAGTGATGCTGTTGAGGTGGTGACAGAATGATAGCTCAAACAAAGTGGTTAAGTGAAGCCATTAAGGATATGAAAAATGGCACTTATGACATGACTATTGATGGGAAATGTAGCCAGTGCGGTGCGTGCTGTTCGCGATGTCTGCCTTTATCCAGTAAAGAAATTATTACGATTAAACAGTACATCAAAGCTCACGATATCAAGCCTTACAGACACTTGTTTCCAGTATCTAAAGAGGTTTACGACCTGACTTGCCCGTTCATGGACGATTCAAAGCTAAAAGAAAAATGCAGAATCTATCCAGTCAGACCAGAAATATGTCGGCAATTTATTTGTAAAGGCGATAAGAAGCCATTCAAGATGAAAGCCACTAGGTATGAAGTGGTCGATGTTAGGGAGGAATTTTTCGGTGAGTAGGGAGGTGGTTTCATGCTAGTGAAAACTACTGCCACTGGAAGTAAAGGTAACAATTACGCACTTATCTCCGGGGAAGAAATTCTTCTCCTGGAGTGCGGTGTGCCAGCAAAAGAAATGCTGAAAATGATTGATTATCAGACTTCAAAAGTGGTTGGTTGCTTGTTATCTCACGAGCATGGTTGAGGCGATCATGCGAAATACATCAAACAGTACATGCAATATGGCGTCAAGGTTTACGGTTCGGACGAAGTGCAATCAAATATTGAGCTGATTTACGGTGAAAAGATTGAGGGCATAAAACGAATGAACAGGAAGAAACTAGGAAGTTTCTCAGTGATTCCGTTCCGTGTAGCACATGGAGAGACAGATTGTGACGGTTGGTTGATTGATTCGCCGGAAGGCAAACTGTTATTCATCACAGATGCAGAATATTGCCCATATGATTTCTCGAAAATGAATATTAATTATGGATTGATTGAATGTAACTATTCGATGGACAACATATCGTTTGAGCATGATGAAGTGAAGAACCGGCGTGTGGTTCAGACTCACATGGAAGTGCAAACGTGTAAAAGGCTTATACAGAGCATTAACAGTGAAAGTCTAAGAAGTATAGGCTTGATACATTTAAGTGCTGAAAACGGCAATCCGCAGCGGTTCAGAGACGAGATACGAAGTGTGGTTGACTCAGATGTGAATGTTTGGATTGCCGAAAAGGGAACGGAGAAAGAATTTAGGCTTATGCCATTCTAGAAGGAACAATGATTTGCAAAATATTATTAATAATTTTTTACGCTATTGGAGCGACTTTTGATTTTTACATGTATAAAGACACTGAGAATAAAGGATTTTTAATTCCGTTTTTAGGATTCTTGCTCGCATTAATCTTAAGTATCGTAAACATGGTTAAATTACTTAAATAAGGAGGACTACATAGATGAATAAAATAGTTTTAATGGGAAGATTGACAGCAGATCCGCAGGTGAGATATTCACAAGGAGACAATGCTACAGCGGTTGCAAGATATACACTTGCTGTAAACAGAAAATTTAAGAAAGACGGAGAGCCGACAGCGGATTTCATTCCTTGTGTTGTCTTTGGAAGATCAGCTGAATTTACAGAGAAGTATTTCCGTAAAGGAATGCAAGTTGCTATCTCAGGGCGTATTCAGACTGGAAGCTATACAAACAAGGACGGTCAGAAAGTTTACACGACAGATGTAGTTGTGGAAGAACAGGAGTTTGCGGAAAGTAAAGCTGCAAGCCAGCAGAATCAGAATAACGCAAGCGGCTCTGTTCCTAGCTCAGATGGTTTCATGAATATCCCAGATGGTATCGATGAGGAGTTACCGTTTAACTAAGGAGTGATGGCATATGCCATACAAGAAGCCTGAGAAATGTGTACATCCCGATTGTTTCCATTGTCCATATCCTGATTGTATTTACGGGAGAGTGGTCGGTGGAGAAGTCGTGGATGTGAATATGGTGGATGGCATCAGTTATGAAAAGTATTTGCAAAGGATACGAGATAGAGAAAATGCGAGAAACAAAGGATTGTCCGTATCCTGACTGCCTTAATTGCACATACGATGATTGCATCATGGAGGGTGGCGTGCAAGCCCTCCTTAAGCGTAGGCGGTACAAAGCGAATCCTGAATATTACAGACAGAAGCAGAGAGATTACCGAGCGAAGGTTCGAGAGCATCAGCCACGTTGTGATGAATGCAAGCATTGTGTGCTTGTAAAGAATGATAAAGGTACGGATTTTAAAAGATTATGCATAGTCGAAATGCACTTAGTAATGCAGAAAGTTACATTATCTCCGCAGTGGTGTCCTAGAAGATTATCACGTAAGGAATATGACCATTTGCGGTATTTAAGAAGAAAGGAGGAAGGATTGATTGGAAACGGAAACAAGACCGTCTGAGAAATTAAAAGGTTTCGTTCAATTCCTGGAGGATACAAAGGAATCCTACGAATCAGCCAAGAAGAAAGTAGGCGAATTTGATTCAATGGAAAGACATATCTACTGGGCACATAAGTTTGAATTTGCCAACAACAGAAATGAGCGAAACAGACTGGCTACAGAGTATCACCATGAGAGACTGGAAAGACGTAAATATAAAGATATCTGCGATCTCTACGAGCTTGTATATGAGTTTATTAACTCGGAGAACAACAAAAGCACGTTGAAGCGATTAAAAGGTGCGATACAGCGTCAGGAGAAGCAAGAGGACTATTTAGAAAGCGAACGAACATACAAGAGAGGTGATTTCGGTGATACTGATTAGCGATAAGGGGCAGCAGGACGGTAAGCACACTGAAAAAGAACGCTACTGGACTGAGCTTGGGATAGAAGTGATAGAAGCTCCCTTGCCGACCGGAGATTACATTTTAGCGAATGACAAAGTTATGGATGTGATCTTTCGGAAGGAGCAACGAGGGATTCCAGTGAAGAAAATGGATTTTCTCGGAACATACAACGTAACGGTAGACACCAAAAAAGATATTCAGGAGCTTGTTGGAAATGTATGCGGTAAGCAGCACGCAAGATTCCGTGATGAATGTATATTGGCTCAGAACAATGGAATTAAGCTGTATGTATTGGTACAGAATGTTGGCGGACTGATTAATGGAACGAAGGATATATACAATCCGACAATCCGAACATTGGAAGAGCTTCATAAATGGAAAAATCCGAGACTTTTTGTGATGAAGCGTACAAATGATGTGATTGGTCATTACAAGAGCGGAAATCCGATATACAGGCGTACACAGAGGTATCCTACGGCAACTAAAGGCGAAACCCTTATGAAAGCTTGCATGACCATGCAGAAGAAATATGGCGTTGAATTTGTGTTCTGTCACAATCGAGATCAGGGTGAAATGGTGTTGAAGTTATTACAGGGAGAAGGTGTTTAGATGGCAGAGAAGAGAATGTTTTCCAAACAGATTATTGATTCAGATGCTTTCTTAGAAATGCCACTATCCACTCAAGCATTGTATTTCCATCTATCCATGAGAGCTGACGATGATGGATTCCTCAATAATGCAAAGAAAGTAATGAAGATTATCGGAGCGAATCAGAATGACTATGATCTGCTTGTTGCAAAATCATTTGTTATCCAGTTTCCGGACGGGATATGCGTAATCAAGCATTGGAGAATCAATAATTATTTGCGGAAAGACAGATACACGGAAACAATTTATCAGGAAGAAAAAGCTCGCCTAACAGTAAAGCCGAATGGTAGATATTCCCTTAGAAATGCTGCGGAATCTGATGACGATTTACCACTTGGTATACCAGTGGTAGACCAGTTGGATACCCAGTATAGAATAGATAAGAATAGAGAAGAAAAGAATAGTATAGATAAGAGCATAGAGTCTCCTGTCGGAGAGGAACACTCTTTTGGAAGAAGTTCTAATCTTGCTAACTTGGAATATTTGCTCGATAACGGAATTCATCCGAAAAGCGAAGTTGTACTATCTGACAATGATTTGCTGAATTGCTTAAGAGAATGGATGACATACAAGGATGAAAAGAAGCCTAAGTCAACACATCATCTCACGGAAATGGGTTTGAAGAAAGCAATTACGCAATTTGTATCGGCTTATCGTGATTACGGAATCGATGCATTGCGTACAGTGGTTGATGAATGCATGGCTTGTGGATATCAAGGTGTGATATGGGATAAGTTGAGCAGACTTCCAAAGCAACAGAAAACAGAAACAATAAACGATACGGAAGTGAGTCCTTCCGGTAGAAAGTGGCAATAAATGATTGATGAAAGCGAAATCAGGAAGGCAATATCCATTCTCAAACCGGATGGAGAGTTATTTGAAGTTCGTGTCATGTATAGCAGTAAGCAAATGTATAGCGGATATTTCAAAAGTGCAGATGATTTGATAACGGCATTGAACAGGGATGTACGTGAATATGCAAAATGTAATATGTATATCACATTAAATGCGTTGAATGAGGCTTGCTATAGTCGCGATCAGAGTAATAGGTTTATCAAAAATATCAAAATAACAACAAGTGACAATGATGTTGAAGGATATGAGTATCTGTTCATTGACATTGATCCAAGCAGGCCTACGGGCACATCGTCCAGTGATGAACAAGTTGCTAAGGCGAAAGAAACCGGAAATAAAGTTTTTTCATTCATGAAAAATATCGGTTTCAATGATCCTGTATTCGGATTTAGCGGAAACGGAGTACATCTACTTTATAGAGTTGAGTTAAAGAATACAGAAGACAGAAGAGAGCTGATAAAGAAGTGCTTGCAAGTATTGGATATGTATTTTTCGAATGAAGATATACAGATTGACTTGAAGAATTTCAATCCGGCAAGAGTTTGCAAGCTGTATGGAACGCAAGCTCAAAAGGGAGCTGACACGAAAGAAAGACCGCATCGAATGAGCCATATTATCGGAGACGCTAATGAAATCAAGGTGAATGATGTTGAGTATCTGAAAAAGTTAGCGGATATGCTTCCGAAAGAAGAGAAACCACAGAAGTATAACAGCTATCAACCTTCACAATTTGATTTAGATGAATGGTTGAATAAATACGGGCTGCGGTATAGAAAAACTTCTTATTCGGGCGGAACGAAGTACATTTTGGATGAATGCCCGTTTGACAGCAACCACAATGGGAAAGATGCTTGTATATTCAGAGCTTCAAGCGGTGCAATCGGATTTCATTGTTTTCACAATTCGTGTGCAGATAAGACATGGAGAGATGTTCGTTTACTGTATGAGCCGGATGCTTACGAGAAGAAACAGCAGGAGTATGAACGCAAAATATACGCTAAACCGAAGAGCCAGCCTGAGCGAAAGAAAATCGAAGAAAAGGAAGGAAAGCCAGTATTCCTAACAGCTAAAGATATTCTAACCATGCCTAAATCACCAGAGCGATTCGTCAAAACTGGAATCAATGACATTGATAAGCGCATGAGAGGATTAAAGACTGGATATACCTCAGTAATCTCAGGGCTTAGAGCTAGCGGAAAATCAAGTGTGATATCCGAGATATGTTTGGACTGCGTAGAAGCTGGAAATAAGGTCGCTGTTTACTCCGGAGAGTTATCTCCGCAGAACTTCATGCGGTGGATGAATTTGCAAGCTGCGGGCAAGGCATATGCAGAACCTACGCAGTTTGAAGGCTACTACAATGTGTCAAGGCAGAATCAAGAGAAGATAGCTGAATGGCTGTCAAACAACTTCTCACTGTACAACAATGAGTACGGAAATGACTTCTTGGCAATTAAAGATCAGCTAGAGCGCAAATTTGAGCGAAATAAGCCCGATTTGGTCATACTCGATAATTTGATGGCTTTCGACATAAAAAGCCTTTCTGATAATAAATACGAGGCTCAGACAGCATTTACATGGACATTGCATGAGATGGCTCAGAAGTACGATATTCATATCATGTTTGTGGCGCATCCGAGAAAAGCAATGGGATTCTTGAGATTAGATGACATTTCAGGAACTGCGGATATCGGAAATGCTGTAGACAATGCTTTTATCGTTCACAGAGTGAATAATGACTTCAAGCGACTCAGTATGCAGATGTTTGGTTGGAAAGCAGATGATGACTTGTATACAGCTTCAAACGTCATCGAGATTGCAAAAGACCGTGATGGCGGATTGCAGGACTATTTCATTCCACTCTATTACGAGGTGGAAAGCAAGCGACTAAAAAACAGCTTTACGGAAAATAAGATTTACGGATGGGGCGATAATGCTGATGGATTTACTGGAACAGATCAGATGCAGATACCATTCGAGTAGGTGGCAGTATGACGGAAGAAGAAAGAAAAAAGTATTACAAAGTGATTACGCAAAACTGGCTTGCGTTCAATGAATTTTTGAAGAATGGCGATTATTCAGATACGGTTCAAGTTGAGATTAGCGAAGTGATTGACAAAATATATTACGAGAACGGAAAGACAGAATTTGCGAAGAATATCGCACTGGCTGTCCTGAATGAGATAGAGCGGTTGTGTAAGGTGAAAGGAAGTAAATAATGAAATACAAAGTTGGAGATAAAGTAAGAGTTAGAGAGGATTTGGTGAAAAGAGGACTGTATGGCGGTGAAATCGCCGTAAGCGATATGGTCAATATGAGAAGAATGACTGTAACGATCGGAGACGTTGGTGAAAGGGGTTATGGCATTGAAGAAGATCCATACGGATACACATGGACAGACGAAATGTTTGAGCCAGTAGAGGACGAACTGACAGCGGAAGAAGCAATTATACTTAGAGGCGAAATGTGTGAGGGAAGGAGTTGCAGTCGTTGCAAGCTGAGTGCCTATAACAATGGCACGGGTATTACCTGTAATGAATTAGCGGTAAAACATCCTGAACGATATATCGAAGTCCTCAAACAGTACAAGAAAGACCATGAAAAGAAAGAAATTGAGATGGAATCAGTAGGTATTGTTCGTGTGATTGAAAGCACTGGAGATATTAAAAAATGTGTGTATGAAGAAGAACTTACTGAAAGAGAAAATCCGATGGATGCAAAAGAGAGAGTTTTGAAAGAATATTGTCAGAAACATGATGGGAAGTTTTTTACAGTATTTGAAAGCATCTGTCGAGTAAAGGAGCAGTCATGAACACAGGAGAAAAGATAGATTACATGATTCAGTGTTTGAAAGTCGCAAAAGCTGAGTACGATTACATGGCTGATTACGTTGCAAATGAACCGACTGAAAGGCAAGAGCTGTGGAAGTTCCTTGATACACACAGAGCACCAAGCAAGGCACTGATTAGAGAGAATCTTAGGAATGTGGCAAGAATGGGATTCCAGCTTGCAAATGAGGTGAAGTGATGGACGTTAAAGTACATGAGGACTATGAGCAGATAGACAAAGAAAATGTGGAGACATTCCGTAAATACAGAATTGGAAAAGCAGAAGAGGATATGTACAGATGCGTTATTTGCGGAGAAAAGGCTTGCATTAGTAACAGTCTATCACACATGGGACACAGATTGATGCACACACGATGCATGGAAAGAACATTCGGATACGACAAGGTTATTGATGCATTTAGGTGGATGGAAGAACAGGATAAATAAATTACAGAAAGGAGACGGAGCTCCGGCCGGGCAAAGATATATCGGCTCCTTTCGAGAAGATGTATATACAAGAAGATGACTTGAAACTAAATGACTGGCAGTTCTCACAAAGAAAATATCTGCCATATGAAACAAAGCTACGGCTTACAGAAACCCGTATAAGAGAATGGCATTACAACTGGGAGGGGCAAGTGTATTTAAGCTATTCTGCTGGACTTGATAGCACAGTGCTACTACATATGATCCGAAAAATATTAGGAAATGATGTCCCGGCTGTATTCTCCAATACAGGTTTGGAATTTCCAGAAATCGTGAGATTTGCAAGGAAAGCATCGGGAGAGTTTGAAGAGATATATCCGAGAGAAAAGGATGGAAAGAGGATTACATTTAAACAGGTCGTTGACCAATACGGATTCCCGCTTGTGTCGAAAGAAACGGCATTGAAAATACATAAGTTGCGACACGGGAACTTATCAGATCGGTATAGAAACTATCTGCTGAACGGGGACGAGCGTGGAAAGTTCGGAGTTTTGGCAAAAAAATGGAAGTTTCTGTTGGATGTAAAATTTGATACATCTGAGAAGTGCTGTCACATTATGAAGAAGAAACCATTTAAAGAATACGAAAAGCGCACCGACAGAAAACCATATATCGGCACAACACAGGATGAGGGATTCATGCGAGCGCATCTATACGCAAGCACAGGCTGTAATGTGTATGACGGGAAGAAAATTAAATCACAGCCGTTAGGATTTTGGAACAGACAGGACGTATTAAGATACACGGTCGAAAATGATGTGGAAATATGCTCTGTGTACGGAGATATTAAGCAAGATCAGCAAGCCAACTATTATACGACAGGAGAACAACGAACAGGATGTATGTTCTGCGGATTCGGAGCGCACCTGGAAGAAGAGCCAAACAGATTCCAGAGAATGTCCGTAACACACCCGAAATGTTATGAAATCTGCATGAACCTTGAAAACAACGGGGTGAAGTATAAAGATGCGTTAGAAACGTGCGGAATTGGTACAGAAACATGGGAGCAGATGGGGCAAATGGATATATTTGATTTTATTGGAGGTATAAAGATTGCGCATTGAATTAAAAGAGATAGACAAAGATACATTGAAAGTTGGTGATGTAGTTGGAGTTGCGAGAGGAATTCAATGTGGATGGCATTGGTTCCGACATGACAAGATTATTCCGGCGAAAATTGTGAAAATCACTCCGAAGAGGACGAAGATCGTATCTGATAAATTTGGAGAACATGATAAACGAGAAGTGTTCTATGTGTTGGATAGAAATGCTGCACAGGAAACAATTCTGGCAGAAACTTACGAGACATTCAGAACCGGAATATATGAGCTTGGAGAGCTGAAAAGAAATGGTCGGCTTGAAGCGATAAGTGATGAAGATATCTTGGAAGCATCAAAGCACATGGAAGCAATCATGGAGATTACGGAGAAATACAAAGAGAAATAGAGTAGCAGCTAAAAATAGCAACTAACAGCACCTTGACAATTGAATATTGATGGTTGGAGTGGTATAATTTCCGTATAAATGTACGGGAGGAAATGCCATATGAAAGTAATTATTAGCCAAACAGTTTACATTGACGGAGAAAATTTTCCTAGTAGTTGGGAAAAAGGATACGATTCAACAGTTATTCCACGAGTAGGAGATATGATAGAAGATCCCATCTGGAAAGATCCGGGGGAGTATGAAGTAAGGAATGTTACTATTAACTATTATGCAAATGAATGTTATGTGTATGTAGGAAGATATGCTGTTACGATTCCAAATGAAAGAAAAGAAGAATTTGGAAAAATGGCAGGATTACACGGCTGGAAAGCGAATTGGATGTAAAAAAATACCAACCATCAATATTTGGTGGTTGGTATTTTTTTACGATTTTTTAAGGAGAAAGGGACGAATTATAATGTCAAAATTTAATATTGAGGTAGAACTTGATTGGGTAGACGAGGAAACCGGATACACAATTGATGAAGAAATTAAAGAACAGGTTGTAAGAGGTGTTAAGGATGCACTTCTTAGAAAAGCAACAGATGAAGCAGTACAGAGAGTGGATAAGGCTATTGCAGATAAGATTCTTGAAGCAGAAGAAACAATTCAAGATACTGTAGACAAATTTGTTAAGACTGTATCGGAAGAAAAGATTGCAGAGATTGCGATTCCCGTAAAAGAAGATTCTTGGAGTAGCAAAGTAGCATATATACCGTTGTCTGAATATGTAGGAAAGCGGTTTGGATTGTTTCTTACAGAGAAGAGATACAATAGGGACGGACGCACTGCAAGTTATTCCAGTGACAAAAACCTATCTGCTGCTGATCTCATTACGAGACGATATTTGGAAAAAGAACTTGGTACAAAAGTAGAAAACATGATTGCTACTGCAAAAAGAGAAGTGGAAGAAAGTCTTGTGAAGTCACTGGAACAGAAATTAAAAGAAAATCTTGCGAAAGAAACGATCGAGAGAATGAATATCCCTGATGTTTTAAAGAGATTTAGTGAGATGGCACTTGAAGATAAAGCTGAATAGATGGATGGAGAATGAAGATGAAAATTGTAAAAGGTAAAGAACAGGAATATAAAGACTGGTATGAAAAAAACAGTAATCCATACGGTAGAGCGTGTTTTACATATGCTGAAAGATGGGCAGGAATGATGGAAGAGAAGATAGAAGCATCAGAAGATAATGAAATGAAAGTTATTGTTGATAATGCAGAGCAACTGAGCCATGAAGCGGATGAAGAGGAAATTACAGGATTTATGTACGGAATAGCTGTCAGTATTCTTTCTCAATGCTGGGAATACGGAGAATGTCTAAGAAAATGGCACAACAAAGAATATGGATATGACGGTGACGGTGTTGTAAATCCAGCAGTTATAACTGTTGGTTGAAAAGGAAAGAAAAGATGAATGGTAAAGACTTTATAAGAGCGCTTGAAGAAGCCAGGATAAAAATAGAGTTGTCAAATAAACACATTTTGTTTATGCATCCTGAAGATATCGCAATACTTGATTTGGACAAGGTGAGCAACGTTATATATCTTGTTGAAGAAAGAAGATTGGAACATGGGAAAGTAATGGCGATTACCGATGAAGAATTAAAAAAGATTGTATGGGATGCAATCAAAAACAATAAAGTGAAGTATCACAGAGGAAGAAGGAGATAAAGTGAGAAGAGAATCACTGATTCATAAAATCTTGAGGAAACTCGGTTTTATCAAGGACATTGAGGATGATAGGAAATTGAAAATGGAGATGTGCAAAAGAGCAATAAAGGCAAATGTATGTCCGGAGGATTGCGATATGTGCGCATGGGATGTGAAAGGTGGAGTTAGTTATGAGAATCATTAGTCAGAGCGGGTCGTTAGATGCGCCTTATGAATTGCTTGCAATATCCCCATATTCAAAAAATATGGCAACAATCGTTGGAACGTTTCCGGGGAATGACCTCGGCAAAGGAGATAGAATTTATATTTTAGCTAAATATTCCACCGAAGAAAAAGCAATCAAAGCTATGGAAATGTGCAGAGAAAAGTATCTTTCAAGAATGGAGCTTGATGGTGGCTATGACACTGTAAATGGTTGCTATGTTCAGCCTAATTACTTGGTATTGCCTAAAGTATTCCAATTTCCAGCAGATGATGAGATTTAGAGAGCGAGGAAGAAATGAAAGAGCCAAGCGAAAAGAAAGCGATCATCAAAAAGATGATGAAAGAGGGAAAGACATATAAGCAGATTTCGGAAGAAACTGGAATCCCTTATGGAACGGTCTGTTTCCATGCTGCGAAAATCAAGAAAGCTGAGAAAGAAGCGAAATGTCGCAACAAGGATAGACATCTTTGCAAGACTTGTAAATATCGTGCTTCCGGTGCAAGAAGTGGTTGCGACTATATCATACATACCGGAAACGAGCGTGGATGCAATCCTGAAGTGTGTACCAAATATGAGAGAGGAAACAGAAATGAGACTAAAACCAGTAGTAAAGGCAAGTGAGTTTGTGAGATTCGGATTCAAGCCTTGCCGAGGACTTCCGAAAAGCGCAGAGAGTTACTATCTCTGCGTGAAGAACGGACACAGAGTGATGTTTGTGGACAGTAAGCATTTTACTGAAACTGAGTGGCCGATAAAGGATGCACGAATCCACAAGAATCCAAACTGTAAATTCAGCGACAAGCGGACAGCAACCGAGATTGAGTGTGAATTGGTAGTGAATGGCTTGTTGGAAGAGGTGATGGAATGAAAGAGAGATTAACAACATACCACTGTGGAAAAGCAGTGATTAAAGACAAGAATAAGCTGTCAGAAGCTATTGAGAAATTAGCTGAGTTTGAGGAAAAAGAAAAATGTGGAGAATGGCTTGATGCTATCGAACTTGCGAAAATTGCTATTGCGCTACAAAGTCAGAAGTGGATTCCAGTGAGTGAGAGACTTCCGAAGAAGCCAAAGGTCGATTCTTTTGATGGTTACATTGTACAGAGCAGACGTGTTGTACAGCCGTTTAGTGCCTACTGGGATGGGAGAAAGTGGACAGACGATGATGATAATGTAGTGGACGGAGTAATAGCATGGATGCCACTGCCTAAGAGGTACAAAGGAGAATGATATGAGCAGACTAATTGATGCAGATAAGCTTCTGGAATGTGTGGAAGAGAGTATGCTAAATAACACGCATAGAAACGGGAACGCTGCGCTTTGCCATGTTTCGGAACATAGGCATTTTATAGAGACGATTGTAGAACAGCCGACAGCGTTTGATGCGGAGAAAGTCATTGAAATTGTTAAGCGAGGTGGAAGAGATGAAGATTATTGGAAATAAAGAAAGTGTTAATCAAATATCATTAACACATAAAGGTATAAATGCTAGATTTAATTGTTTTATGAAACCATTTCCCTACTGTAATGATATTGACACATCTAATCCTGAAATGATCGAGATAATATTTAAGGATTCTTACGAAATAGACAACCTAATAAATGTATTAGAAAAATTTAAAAAAGAATGTTTTGGACATTTGGGAGAGTGGAGATAATACTATGAAAAATAAAGAGCAGACAAATGCTTGTTACGGTTGCTTTGGAGCTGCGAATGGAGACTGTGATGAGTGTACTAGGAATAGGAGAGATAAAGAAATGACGAACAGGGAAAAATATTCAAAAGAGATTTTAGATATTGCGTGTAGTGGTGATAAATTAGCAATGAGAAAAGCTGACAAGCGTTTAACAGGATGCAATAAGTTAGAGTGTAATGGTTGTTGTTTCTCCGGTACTGGTAGATGCAGTGAAGTTATACAAAAATGGGCAGAATCTGAGTATATCGAGAGCCCGGTTATTAGCAAAGCGGATAGAGCGTTTTTGGAGTATCTCGAAGAAGAGTATAAGTATATTGCAAGAGATAAAAATGATGTCTTATACGCATGCAATGCAGAACCATGTAAGGTGCGTGAGAGTTGGAGTTCAGATTGCTCTGATGATTGGTTTCGTTTAAATCATCGTTTTGATGTAAACTTCCCAATGGTTAAATGGGAAGACTCTAAACCGTGGCTTATCGAAGATTTGAAAAAGTTGGAGGTGGTTGACAGTTATGAATAGATAAATACTTTTCAGAGCGAAACATATTCATGCAACTTCAGGTAATGAGCATCTTAACGGGACATGGGTGCATGGCTATCTTAGTGACGAGAATTATATCTACGATAAAAGTCTTGAGGGTGAATTTCTGATTGATGAAAATACGATTTGCCTATATGCGAATTTGACTGATTTAAAAGGCGAGGAAATATGGGAAAACGACATTTTGATGTGTCATGGTAATCCGGATGATCTTGTAAAAGCAGTATTCGGAGAGTTTAACGTCATAGAAGTGGAAAGCGAAGAAGTAATAGACAGTGTAATTGGATGGCATTATGAAGTGATTCCAACGGATGAATTAAGTAAATGCGAGCCGTTCTGTTATTCGATGCCACTTACGGACACGTATATCAAGTTAAATGAGATGGAAGTTGTCGGAAACGTATTTGACAATCCTGAACTGTTAGAAGAGGAGAATGTGCATGGAACAGATTAAGCTAGGCTTGAGAATCGCAAGCATTGTGGTTGGGATAATCGGTTATAGTGCAATATGGATGTGGCTGATTAATAATCGACGGAACGAAAAAAGTGAACTTGCGTGGGTATTATGGAAATGCTTTCATGCAATTGTGATTGCGCTTGCGTTTCTTTGGGCGTGGTTTTAGGAGAAGATTATGATGGATGATAAAAAAATTAACGTGTGGCATCATGGAGCTTTCGGAAGATACAGACCGAGGAAAGATAATTTCCCGGAATGCGCGTGGAGCAACAGAAGACGGAGAAAGAGACATATAGGTGATATTTTAGTTGTCCATGAAGAAAGAGGACAAGTGATTTGGATGTACACAAGACATTGTAAGTGGAGAAGATTAGGATAGGGTTTCAGTTAGAGGAATAGACAAGCCTTATGGAAAATATTGTAGCGGTTGCGGTCAGAGATTGGATTGGAGTGATGAACAGTGAAAAGAAGTACAGAAACAAGAAGAAGTCAGGCGGAAATTGACGCTGATTCTCAGAGACATTACGGTGGATTAGCTGAGCTGCCAACAGATAAAAAGGCAAGTGAGAATTTTCATCGTCCTGCATATCAGGCTTGTGAACTGATTCGGAAATCAAGTGAGTTGTTTTCTGAAAGTTCAGAAGAATGAATGTTGAGAGTCGGGATAAACCTAGAAAGAAAGATAGAGGATTTTTACAATGGAAATTAGTATTAAGTATTTTGCGAATAGCATGGGTGACAAGGTGAGAAAAATTTTCAGAGTAACAAATGGAGACTGGATTGACCTGAGAGCGGCAGAAGATGTGGCAATGAAAAAAGGTGAGCTGAGATTGATTCCGCTTGGAGTCGGCATGATTCTTCCAGATGGTTATGAAGCATGGGTGCTGCCTAGATCGTCAACGCCTAGACGGTTTGGTATCATTAGTGCGAACAGTATGGGAATCATTGACAACAGTTACAATGGAAATGATGACCAGTGGGGATTCATGGCTTATGCGATTCGTGATACAGTGATTCGCAAAGATGACAGGATTTGTCAGTTCAGAGTCATAAGAAATCAACCGAGACTATGGTTCAAAGCTGTAACATGTTTGAAAGAAATTAGTAGAGGTGGATTCGGAAGCACTGGAAGAAATTAAAATTTTTTTTGCAATCTTGGAAAGTCGCGCGTTTTTAGAGCGTTTTTTCCGAACCTAGAAAAATTCGCCCAAAAAAGAAATCGGTACTTTTTCAAAGAGGGCTAAAATCTGGATGTCGAAATTTTGATTGGTTTCGGCGTCCTTTTTTATTGGGATTTTGTCGTGTGAATAACTTTTTTCTTTTGGTTTCTGATATGTTTTGTCTGTTTGATTCTTCCGGGCGTTCTGCCTGCGGTCGCTGGTCCGGTCACGCTTGTGAAGGTTTCCGGGCGTGATCCGGCTAGGGCTTGCGGTCTTGTATGATCTGCGCAGCTGTTGCCGTTTCTGCGGCTCTTATATTGTCATGCTATATAATTACCGTTTTGCGGTCTGCGGTTGGTCTATTGGCGTGCTATGGCTTGCGCTGGGTGCGCATTACTCCCGCAGATTTGCGCGCGGTTGTGTCTTGTGGCGTTGTATACGCTCTTTCTACGGTCTTTTGTTCAGTCGGTGTTAGTTGTTAGGCTACGACAATGAAACGCCTTGAAAGCCCAAATAATGGCGTTATATATTAACATATTAGCATGTTTAATTGTCAATGTACAGAGAAACCCGCCGCCGGGATCGAACCGGCACAACACCTGAACGGGTGCACGAATAGCCCGGAGGGATTCCGGGCTTGTGTTTTAAAATATTCTTTTTATGATTTTTTCAAGGTCTGCGGCTGGCATTGCTTCCAGTGTGTCAATTAACCCTTTCGCGCCGTGATCGGCTCGGATCGTGTCGCCTTCAATGGCTATTATATATTTGCCATCTGGAATAACTCGGAACGCCTGAACCCTTCCGCAGTACTCGAAAATTAATAGATTGTCATCTGTCCACGCCTGATAAAATGCGATCTTCCCGCCTTCCGTATTTCTTACCATGTGCGCCGCCTCCCTTCCTAGCTCTGCAATTCTTCCACGGTTTCACAGAGTGCGATTAATGCAGCTTTGAGCGTTGCGCCTTCTTCCAGCTTGTCAAGTTCTGCGGCAAGCTCTGCGACCGTCTCCGGGCGTTCTTCTTCGTTGTCGTATCCGTCACTTAAAGCGGTAAAAATCATTTCCGCGATATCTCTATTTTTCATTTTGTTCTATCTCCCTTCTAAAAAAGCCGGAACTTATCCGGCTACATGTACGCTATAAATTTTCTTGTTTCTTGCTATTAATGAATTGTAAAATTTTTCGGCTTCTTCTTTCGTGTCGAAAATTACGGAAAATTCCGAATAATTACCGCACCAATTAACGCGCCATTTCTCCATATCCTTTCCCTTTCTGCCTTCGTTCCTCCGTGGCGGGCGGTTGTTATCTGTAGTCGTGCACTTCGTCATTCCATGCGATAGAACAAGGCGTTGACGGTGTCGCGGTTCTTATCATGTATACACGGGTAGCAGCTGAACTGATCGCCGCAATTAATAGAGCTAATATAATAACGTCAATTACCTTTTTCATGGTTTCAAGTCCTTTCTAGCGTTCCCAATATCGCTTTTCTATGTCTTTCTCAAAAATAGTGTTCTTCTTTTCCTTTTGGAGCTGCTCAAAGTCTTCTATAGCCTTCCGGCGTTCTTTTCCAGTGTATTTAATAGATTGTATTAGTTCTTCGTGTCCGTCTGTCAAATTTACAGAATAGAAAAGAATGAAATAATAAACTTTATCTTGATATTTCTTTTCCCGGTATAGCTTTATTTTCTGCTTTGTCGGTGCTGTCTTGATAAAATTGTATCTTTCAGTCAATGCGTTCTCGTATGCTTTCAGCTGTAAAATAACCCTTTCAAGCTGTTCAATGTCTTTTTGTGCCTTGTCAAAATAATGCAGTATGTCCGATTCTGTGTGTAGCTTCTCCGGGTGCTGCTCGTAAATTCTTATTGTTTTCTCGCTCATTTCCTTGGTATAACTTCCGTAGCGTGTAAACAATTCTTTTAAGAGATTTTCAGACTTTTCAAGCGTGCAAGTGTCCATTTCAGGACACCCGCAACACGGTATTTTCTTTACACAAATTTCTTTCATGCTGTCTTTTCTCCTTTCAAGATTTCGGTTGGGTCAACTCGGAAAATAAACGCGTGTCTAAATCTGCTATAATATCCGCCGCGCTCCTTCATTGCTCTATTTTCTGCAATATATTGTTCTTTTGTAAGTGTCTCATTGATTCTTACAAGCCATAACGCGGAACCGTCGCGCGTGTCTTCGCCCTGTGTAATCTTGTAGCTGATGCCGTCCGATTTTGTTTCGATCTGCTCCGGCTGTGGCTGTTCGTTCTTCTTGCTGGAAGTCTTGACATTCGCTTTCTTGTTCTTGATCCGCGCTGTCTTTGGTACAATCTTAACGCTTGCGCCGTTATCCCGGCAGCATCCGAAGTAATAGAAATCAACATGAAAATAATCGATCATCCCGTCGCAATCTTCATAATTGTAAGATTTTACAAAGGCGTCAACGTCTTCAATAACTGCGCTTGTAACATCATTCAAAATAAATCTATAGGAATTAGTTGACTCTTCAATGATTTTCTTTTTCTCATCTGCTGGTGCGTTCAGAAAAAACTCTATTTTCCCGTCGTTGTAATAATACAGTCTTTTTGAAATCTGTAAGAATTCTTCGTCTGTCAGATCTTCAAATGGTTTGTAAATCTCTACCGGGCTTTCTTTTAATGTGACGTGCAACTCCTGACACATAGAAGCATAAGAAGTACGGACGCTAAATTTATAAGTTGGGTATTTCTCCTTTACGTATGCGCGGACGATCTGAGCGACTTCTTTTAGTGATCTGTTCCAGTCGTGGTTACTTCCTTCCCATCCAAACATAGTGTAAAACTGGCTTCGTGTGCTGTCTGCGGTTTCTTTGATCTCTTCGCCTGTCTCAACTTCTTTTTTATTCTTCCAGACTGTGAAAAGTGCGTCATACTCGACATTGATTTCTTTCATTGTCTCAACGTTTCCGCCGTTGTCCGGGTGATTCGCTTTTAATAATTTTTTGTACTGATTCTTAAGATCGTCATAAGATTTAATAGATTTAAAATATTTTGACATTTCTTTTTTCCTTTCGCCCTGATATAATGGGCTTACCTTTCTTTTTTGATTGGTGCCGTTGGTTGCTTTGGTAGAGTGTCAACGGCTTTTTTATTTTGCGACTGCCTCAGGTTTTGCAATTAATCAGATCGCTTGCTTATGTCCTCATTGTATTGAGTGGTTCAGGGCGTCCGGTTGTTTGTCCTGTGTGGCTGTTGCTGTATCTCGTTTACAGTTATTATATTTGCGAGACATATTTCTTTTCCATAATGGAAATGGCTAACTTCATGCCCTCGATAAAGTAATGCTCGTTATTTTCTACTGCACAGTCGGAAAAAGATACAATAAAATCCTCATACGCTTTTTCTGAAAAAGTGTCGTGCATCTTGTCTGTGAATTCCTTAAAGTATTTAAAAAAATCATCACCCATCTGTTTTTCTTCCATGTAATTCATGTAAATCACTTTCAAAAATTCATCCATCTTTTAATACCTCCGTTTGCTTTATTTGATGGTTTTATTATACATCTTTAAAAGTGTATAGTCTATTGACAAATACACCAATAAAAGAGTATGCGGATAACTTGAAATTATGCACTTTTAACAGTGTATACAAAATAGTTGATATACATACTTTAAACGTGTATAATAAAATAAGAAAAGGCGGTGATGAAATGCTTCAATATTATATGGATAGTAAAGAAATATTGGATAGAATAATTAAAAAAGGATTAACTACTTCTGTAATAAGAAGAGAAAAAATATTTTCTGAAAGCACTTTGCAGAACTTGAGAAAAGGCGTCATGGTTGACAGTAAGACAATCGGTAAGATATGTGATATATTAGAATGTCAGCCGGACATGATTGTTAAAAATGTTACTTCTGCGGAAGATGAAAAGAAATACAGGGAATTAACAAAAAACAACTTTTAAAAGTGTATAAAAAATATTGACAATACTATTTCAAAAGTGTATAATGAATCTTACTTGCAAGTAAATAACTAGCCCCTTGAACTAGGTTCTTAGAAGCGTGTCATTTAATTAATGATCGGGCGTGAGTTGTCAGTGAAACGGCATCCAATACCATTTTTGGTACTGGGTGCCTTTTTATTTGTATTTTTGGAGGTAATGACATGAACGATATTAGAATTTTTAACAACGAAGAATTTGGAAACGTGAGAACGGTAACAATTGATAACGAACCGTGGTTCGTCGGCAAGGATGTAGCGGAAGCGTTAGGATATTCAAACACACGGGATGCGCTAGCGACTCATGTTGTGTATGAAGACAAAAGAATTATTCAAAGGTCGGAAATTGCGACTTTAGAAAATCACATTCCAAAAAGTGCGCTCCCGATGGACTTTGTAAGCGCAAATATTCCAAACAGAGGGCTTATCGCAATTAATGAATCCGGTTTATATGCTCTGATCTTCGGCAGCAAATTAGAATCTGCTAAACGATTCAAGCATTGGGTCACAAGTGAGATTCTCCCATCTATTCGCAAAAATGGAATATATGCGACAGATAACGTGATAGATAACATTCTAAACAACCCGGATTTTGGCATTGAGCTATTAACGAAGCTGAAAGAAGAACGCGCCGCCAGAGTAAAAGCAGAACAGACAAATGCTATTTTGATGCATGTTAATAAAACTTACACAGTAACAGAAATTGCTAAAGAATTAGGATTGAGAAGTGCAATAGAATTAAATAAAATACTTGGTAAAATGCGTATCCAGTATAAAATCAATGGTACTTGGGTTATGTACTCAGATTATAGCAATTTAGGTTATGAGGAGATTAAACAGGAAGTGCTTGACAACGGGAAAGTAATATATCACAGGCGTATCACACAGCTCGGAAGAGAATTTATAATAAGCAAAGTGAGAGAATTTCAAAAAGTGGCTTGAATCAATAAAATGGCAGCTCCTCCGGGGCTGTCTTTTTGTGTCTTCCAGCGTTGTATCATGTGTATGAGTTTATGCTTGGTATACCAGTTTGTAACCGGTTGGTATACCGTTTGGAAACCCAGAGAAGAATAGAAAAGAGAAGAGAAGAAAAGAAAAAAGAATATACAAGAAAAAACCTTGCGGTTTTGTTCTTCTGGGGACTGTTTTCTTTCTGTTTGCCGTTCTTGTTCTCCAGCTCCTATGATGTTCTTCTCCTGTCGCTTATAAAGTTATGGGCGCCGTGATTCGCTCACACGGGCGAAAAAATAAATTGACATACACGGAAAATAAATATATAATTGAGTCATTAAGAAACACAGAGAAAATTGATAGGGAAGTAGCTAATAACCTGATCGGATTAGATCGGGCGTGGCTGCTTCCTTTTTTTCGTTGCTGGGAGGTGATCAGAATGCAGAAAATGGAACGCGTAGAAGGGCAAGAGCTTAATACAACAGATCAGAAAACAGAAGTATACACAGACAGAATACAAGAATCTATAGCTAATTACTGCATAGATCATGATATAGACATGAAAGATATATATGCATTCGATCAACAGAGATGGAATAGTGTATTGTTATATATTTACAGATCAGTGTTTAAGCCTTGTAAAACTGACGGAATAGTTAGAAGATATAACGAAAAAAGTAATATAGATTACAGCAATAGAGAATTAATTGATAATGTATGTGATATATATATAGCTATGTGTAATGAGTATTCAAAAGAAGTATCAGTTATGGGATTTAGTAAAATGACTGGAATACATATAGACACGTTGTATCAGTGGGGTAATAATCCGGAAATTGAACGCGGTTCGTCCGAGGTAACGAAAAAGTTGCAAGCTGAAAGAGAAGAATCTCTGAGTAATAAATTAGTATCCGGGAAAGGGAATCCGGTTGGTATTCTCGGCGTACTCAATAGGCATTACGGTTGGAATATGGGGCAGCCGAGAGGGCAGACAGCAGCGCAGAAAGCTCCTGATCTTCCAGGGATTGCGGAAAAGTACGGCGTGACCGATGCAATAGGACAAAAAGAGCCAGCTCGACAGCTTCCAAAGTTTCCAGATTTGCCGAACACTGATTGATCTTTTTTAATATCAATCAATTAAAACTTTTATTTTCACAAGATATAGTGAAATAAAGCACGCAAGCACAAGATGTTGTATATTAGCTGTGTAACAAATTGCTATTTGTCGTATAGATGCATATGTTCGATAGTTGATGGACGCGCCGGATCAGCTGTAGCTTTTCTGTTTATACGACCCGGGCGGGGGTTATGAGGACAGGACGCCCGGTACATACCTCACCCCCTCAAGCAATTTTTTTTCAAAAAGACCTTATTTTACATGATAGGAGATTAGCTATGAAAGTATATGTGATTACTTCCGGAGAGTATTCGGATTATTACATACGGACAGTTGCATTAAGCAGAGAGAAAGCTGAACAGATATGTGCAATGCTGAATAGTCAAAAAAGATATTATAGCGACGCAGCTACAATTGAGGAATACGACACAGACGAAATTCAATGTGAGACCAATGAGGATGTTAATTTATGCTATGATGCAGCGTTTGATTACAAAACATTGGAAAATATATATTGGTGCGAGCCGTTTTATTCATTTGGTAGAAATGAAATTGAAAGAGAACTTCGGGATCATAAGTACAGAATTCTAATATCTGCCACATTTCCAAAAGACATGCCTCAGGAAAAGGTTCGAAAAATCATGTGCGACAGAGTGGCTAAGTGGAAAGCAGAGAAAGAATGTTTGTAGGAAGTCAGGTATCATGGAACGCATAATAGAAAATTTAAAGGCAACGGTAGAATCTACTGGTCAGATAGTTACTGGAAGATTGATATTTGCTCAAGTCATTGTTCAGACACAAATCGTACAGCCTTTGGCTAAATTTAACAGAGAAATGTATAAAATGGCTTGGATTCCTCGGTTTGAGTGTAACGAACCACTGGAAATTATGGATGACAAGTTTACAAAGGTAGTTGTTCCGAAGATTGGCTTCTGGTTCAATGCTTATGCAGGTTGCAAGATGCTGATAGGGGCAGAAGGGATAGGCGAACTACCCGGATTTGTTAAGGAGGTATTTAAAGATGCTGATTTATGACGGAGTTAAACCAATTCAGCCGAGATACCATGTTGTCACAGATGATGCAACGTATTGCGTAGAGGCTTATTGTTGCGAGATTGCTCAGGATGATGGGATTATTATTTTCAGCAACAAAGATTCAGTCCAGGCCATGTTCAGACTTGATGATGTGAAAACACTTTGGAGGGTTGTTTGATGGGCAATAAAGAAATAATTGAAGCAGTTAGCATGTTTTATAGCATTTATTCTGAGTTTTACAAGAAATGCGGAGATCGGAATACTGCAATTCAGCTGACATGTGCATTGTGCGGTGTGAAAGTGCCTGAATTAGAAACATTTTCGTTTTTATTGGGGAATAGTGGACGCTGGAGAGATAAATGATGGGCGAGAAAGATAAGAGAAGATATGCGTATGGTGGCTTTCCACCAACAGGGAAACTTTATATCCAACAGGATTCATATTTAATCTGTGATGATATGGTCGAAGAATTGGCAACAATACCAACTTCAATGCTAAAACAGAAAATGAGAAACATAGACAACTTATTGGACGCATCTGCGGTTTTCTATGGAACATTTGGAACATTTAATGTAAACACTTTGCCATGTTACACGATTGGTTCAAATAACTGGCGAAAATATCACGGTTTGCCAATGAGGAGAAGAAAATGGTTGCGACAGTAAATATTCTTGGAACTGAATATAAAGTGATTAGGGAGCAATTCAAAGATAAAGATAGCGATGGTTATTGTGACTATACATCAAGAGAAATTAAAATCAGGGATGATAATGTAAATGAAGTTGGAGATTTTGATGAACTGATGCGAAAGCAGCTACGGCATGAAATTATACACGCATTTCTTGCTGAAAGCGGACTGCAAGCGAATTTTGAGCACTATAGACAATTTGGACACGATGAAACGCTTGTTGACTGGTTCGCAATACAGTTTCCGAAGATGATAAAAGCTTTTGCGAGTGTGAATGCGCTTTAGGAGAATGTGCGATGGGTGAAAAAGATGAAAATCTCAGACAGGTTTTTATAACATCTGATGGAATTGCGAGGAGAATGACGATTGTAGATGATTTGATTCATGATCTTTCTGAAAAACTTGTTGATGATGCTGGTATGGAAATAGGCAGCGGAGAAAATGTTAATGAATTTAAAGTATCGCTAAGTTTCAATGTAGATTCTTTGAAAAATACATTTACTTGGAAATTGCTATTCGGTTCAAATAACTGGCGTAAACTTCATGGATTTAATATGCGGAGGAAGAAATGTTTAAGATAATAAGACAGCTGTTCTGTAAACATGAGCGAACCGTCCATGCAAATACTGATTTAGTCTTGCAGTCAGATGGTTCATGGAAAACAGAGCATACGTGGAGGTGTGAACGATGTGGAAAGAAAATAAAGCGAAAATAAGACATATGCTTGCATGGGTTATCCTTGTAGCTTTCACAGTGCTTGCCGGATATGTTGGAGTTGGAAAGATGTTTTTAGGAGCTATATTCACTCTTTTGGCTGCGTTAGATGCTCATGCAATGACTTGGGTTCTTGGCGGCGCAATCTTCTTCCGGTGTATCTACGGATTGTTTGTAGCGTGTTGTATATGGCTCATAGGCTTCATATCGTTTCCATTGATATGGGGTGAAGACGATTAGTCAGTAAAGACTATAAAATCTAGTGCAACGCACGGCACGATAAATATTGTTGCTAACCGTCAGATGGCGGTTAAAGGAATTGTAGTCCAACTGGTAGAACACTGATCGCGACAGAAACGAGGGTTCGAGTCCTTCCGATTCCTAGAGGTGAAAATCAACCCAGTATCTTTGCGGAGAACTGGCAGTGAAAGGCTGTAGCCGAACGTGAGCACAGTAGTGGGTATACACATGAAAAATCACGGAACCTGTTTTATGAGAAGTGACAGTTCAGTAAAAACGCACTTCTGACATTGGTGGATATGCAATTGGAAAAGCAAGCCGACTGTAAATCGGTTCCTATAGGTTTGTAGAGTTCGAATCTCACTCCACCAACTTCATTTACTCGGAACCACACCTTCAGGCAGGCGCAGGGTTGAATTTGTGAGCTGAGTATCTAAGAATTGCGCCATCGCATGCCGTATTCCCATAATGGTATTGGAGATGTTTGCTAGGCATTCGGTCGGAAACGACTTGGAGGTTCGAATCCTTCATACGGCGGTTATGCTATCATAGCTCAAATGGATAGAGCAGTTGATTACGAATCAACAGGTTTTCGGTTCGAATCCGAACGGTAGCTCTCTCCGAGTTTCGGAGAAAAACTTTTTCATAACTTTTCCTTACTACTATGTAGTTGGAAGCCGTATAGCTTAATGGTAAAGCGTTCATTCTACCCCTACCCAAGTGAAAGATTGAGGTTCGATCCCTTATGCGGCTATTTTCAAATATGATTACCTCGGTGAAGAGTGATTTTTCAGTCATGCCGAGATGCAATGGTAACGAGATAGGCTTGTTCGAGATATTGGATAAGCCGATTCTTTCTAGTGGGAGTGATTCCATTGGTGAAGACGGAAACCGTCAACAATGCCTTGCAGTGTATCATCATAGAGAAGTCAAATGCAGAATCCTTGTGGTTAGTGATTAATAGACGTCTGCGGTGCAGAAATAATCCAGTGATGTGAGTGGTGTGAGAGACTACGGACTAACTGGAAATTCTCAATAAGCTGATTTGCCTTGAATCTGAGAAATCGGAGTATAACACAAGAAATTCGTTAAAGTAGCGGTATGGCAAGTTCTTAATTCAAACAAAATGTTTTAAAGGCGATAAGAAAAACATTAAATTCTCTGAAAGAACCGTGAAATTTGTAGGTATCAATTCTATGTGTGCTTAGACAGTGGTAGGAAGCCAAGAGTCGCTCTCGGAAGCTCAGACCTATCATCACAGTGGCAGAATATGACTTTTACCATGATTGAATAAGGTGAAGACCTAATTGTGTTTGAAAATTGTAACAGACGGATTTTAGCTGCGGAGTTCCGTCAAAGATTTAATATTCACATTTTTGCACGATAGTCACAGTGTTTATTATTTTCTTCGTACTGTCCAAAGAACCGTAGCAGAGGCGGTTTGATTACTGTCCGCCTGCTAACGGAACGTAGCTCAGTGGTAGAGCAACTGGCTTATATCCAGCGTGTCGGAGGTTCGATACCTCCCGTTCCGATTTAATGACGTATAGCTCAATGGCAGAGCATCCGGCCGTTAACCGGAAGGTTGCCGGTTCAAGTCCGGCTATGTCAGTTTTTTTAAATTGAAAGGAGAAATGAACGATGACATTTAAAGAAGCATTTGAAGCAATGAAACATGGGGCAAAGGTGAAACTTCCATCATGGGCGGGATACTGGTACTGGTGTATTCCGGCACAGTCAATCTTGATGCACACGAAAGATGGTAAGGACATTGATGTTCGTAGAACTGAGTGTGTAGATTACACATTTACCAATATTTGCTCCGATGAATGGATTTTTGCGGATGACACGAACTGTCCGGCACTTGGTGGTGAAGCAACTTTTTCTTTCAGTGAAGCTATTAAGCAATTAAAGAAAGGACGTAAAGTAGCTCGTGAAGGTTGGAATGGAAAGAAGCAGTACATTCAGCTTGCCACTGGTATTTCTTACAAGACAGCAGATGGAGAAATTGTGAACTGTGAACATGATGCTATTGGAAACATGGCTATTTCATTTGTCGGAACATCGGGAGTACAGATGGGATGGCTTGCAAGTCAGGCAGATATGCTTGCTGAAGATTGGGTGTTTGCAGAGTAGCAAAAATGATGGATTTATCCCTGAATTTCAAGTAAATCAACTGGGAGTAATACCGTTTTTCGGCTTCTCAAATATAACTGTCGGCAATATTACATTCAGTGCTTATTGTGGTGATGGTTCTTTCATTGGCAGAGAACCGATAACAGCGGAGGCGATTTATGAATTTAGCAAAAATCTTCGATTTGGTGAGATGCAGTCGGAATAATATCTCATGTAATGCTAATACATTAACACTTGATGCTGCTAGGAATAAATACAAGGATTATCAGTATGCAGTAGTGAATGCATTGGACGGTATGCCAGTTTGGATATGCAAAACAATCGAGGATGCAAAGGAAACTATTGAAGAATGGCAACCGTGTTGTTATATACCACTTTCGATTGTTGACTTATGGAAGAACGAGGAGAATACAATGAAGATATGTGAAGCTGTAAGATTGTGCAAGATTTATGGAGATGATACAACTTTAGCAGAATTGCAAAAAGAAATACAGGGAAATAAAATCCATAAATGTCCAAAGTGTAGTGGGACTGGAAAAATCACAAAGAAGCGCAATAAAGCTCAGTACTGGGAATGTTGCGATGATTACGAGTATTACGATGTGGAATGCGACCTTTGCAACGGACAAGGATATACAGAACATATGTATAAACCTAAAATGATTCAAGATGGATGGGAACAGGAGGACTAATCATGATTATCACAGGAATGGATCACTTTCAGAGTGTATGTAAAAAGAAACTTGTTGAATGGTATCAGAAGAACAGACCAGATGCGGAAATTGATTTGAGTAATGTATATATTGTTTGGAGTTGCAAGACTTTACAGAATTACAAATGTCTTGCCAGCACAACGTTCAGTGGAGATGGACTCTACGCTGAATATACATATAATGGAGATAAACAGGAACTTTTTGAGGACGTGTACGTGAAAATCTACAATACATGCCATAAAGAGGAGTAAGCAGATGAAAAGTAATTGGAAAGTAGCCTTAATTGCATTTGGTGGCGTTGTTGCAGTAGTTTTAATGTGCGTATTTGGAGTATACAGCTCACAGAATAAGGCTATTGCGATGGAAGAGCAAGTAAAGACAGCACAGTCGGATATCAAGGTGCAGGAAAAACGAAGAGTTGACCTTGTGTATAATCTTGCGGATTGCGTGAAACAGTATGATTCACATGAGGCAGAAACATTGAAAGCCGTTGTCGATGGAAGAGGGCAGACTGGGAATATTGAGAATGTCACTACAGCTATTACGGCAGTAAGTGAAGCATATCCAGAGTTGAAGTCGAATGAAAATTACAAGCAGCTAATGAACGAGCTGTCGATCACAGAAAATATGATTGCTGAATATCGAAGTAACTTCAATAAACAGGTGAAGCAGTACAATCGTTACGTACGTAAATTTCCGACAAGTATTTTCTTGAATATGACTGGATATGAGAAACAGTCTTATTCTTACCTTGAATACGATGTATCAGAAGATGCACCACAAGATTTGTTCGGAGATAAATAAATGGAGATTACGAAGCGTGAAGTCTTAACGAGTGTATCTATCGTGGCTGTAATGCTTTTGATTGGATTTCTTGTATCAGGCAAGATTCAAAACAGTATTATGGATAATAATGAAAGATACAATAAGGCTGTTAAGATTGAGGATGAAGAACTTTTCCGATATGGGATGGACACAAACGTTGGGGATGCTTTTGTGTATGGTGATTTAGAAGCTGTTGATACAGTGACTTTCCCTGAAATCGGTGGAGAATATATGTATGCTGAGAAAGTTGAAGAACACTACAACATGCATACTAGAACATATACAACCACTGATGGAAAAGGTCACACAACGACTCATACAGAGATTTACTGGTCATGGGATTACGCTGGTAGTGAGAGCAAACAATGTAAAGAAGTATCATTCTGCTGTGTAGTATTTGATAGTGGTAAAATAAAACTTCCAGATGCAGACTATATTGATACAATTAAAGAATCGAGTCGCGTGAGATACAAGTATTATGGTACTGGAACAAGATTCAAAGGAACAATTTTTACAGAATTAAAAGACAAAACAATATCAGATAATACACATTTTTATCAGGATAGAACTATAGATGAAACCGTTGAGCATTTAGAATCAAAAGAAGTGTTTTGGCAAGTTTTATTTTGGATTTTCTGGATTGGATTGATTGGAGCTGCTGTATATGGATTTTATTATTTGGATAATGAGTGGTTAGAGCAATGGAACAGATAAAAGAAAATTGGTATTACTGTCCACATGGTCACAAGACTGGTCAGAGAGTGGAAGTGAATTCCAATATTGAGAATGCGCCGATATGGTGTAAACACTGTAAGAAAGCGTATTATCCAGTGATTAAGGATGGAAAGATAAGACGATGAGTACGTATAAAACTTTTAGTCTGTACTTGGAAGAATATTGTGATGGGTGCAGGGATTTTGAAGCCGATATTGAAAAGATAGACGTTAGCACATTTGGGGGAAAATCATGTCTTACAGATATTCGTTGTAAAAATGCGGTCAGATGTAGAAAAATGTATGAACATATTGTTCAGCAATCAAGGATGTGATGATTAATGGGAAAGAAAAAACTTAAAAGAAAAATTGCCAATCTTGAAGGTGGTATGAGTTCTTTATTGATTGAAAATGAAAAGCTAAGAAATATTATTTCTGGAATGCAATCATACGTGAAATCTTACTGGGGAGCTGAAATTAAAATCATTGATCAGAATGGAATTGTTGAAATTAAAGAATAATTAGAGCCAGAGCCTAAGAGCCAGAGCCGATATTTGTGAGAAATTGCAGATATTGGCTCTTTTTTATTTTGGAGGAAATTGATTAAGTGATATCAGGTCGTAACAAAAGAATTATAAACGCAATAAAGAAAAAGCCTGTGTGCTGCGAAACTCTGCGTGACCTTTTCGATATGGCAAGAGCTGTATACAAAGAGGATAATGCAGAGCTTTCTTACTGTCTGAAAATCACTAGCTATATAAAACAGGTTATTCCACTTCTCGAGAAGTCAGATGCATTGAATAGCTTATACTGGGATGTTCTTTTATGGGAAGCTCCAAACCGATTTGAGAGTTTCTTGCTGTATATGGAGAAGAACAGGCCGTACAAAAAGAAATTCTACGAACCTAGAATGAATCCGCTTAGCATTGTTGCTCAAGATTTACAGGACTTGGAAGATGGCAAATATGACTTCTATGGATTGTCTATGCCGCCCCGTGTAGGTAAGAGTACGATTTGTATTTTCTTCTATGCATGGATAATCGGTAAGCGTCCATCAAGCCATAATGCCATGAGTGGTCACAGTGGTATTCTTGCAGATAGATTCCATAATGACTTGATTAAGCTAACAGAAAATGAAGAGTATACATTCCATGAAATTTTCCCAGATGTTCAGCTCGTAAGTAAATCATCAGAAAAAAATGAACTGTATTACGATGCAGTTGAAAGTTTTGCAACTACAACTTGCCGTGGTATTGATGGTACATGGACTGGTGCTGTAGATATTAGTGAAGATGGATATCTTTACGTGGATGACTTGGTGCGTGATCGTAAAGAATCTCTAAGTTTAAAGCGTTTGGAAGGAAGGTATCAAGATTATCTAAACATCCTTGTTGACCGTAAAAACGATGGTTCAAAAGAGTTGATGGTTGGTACGCGATGGAATGTAGCTGACCCTCTTGGAAGAATCGAAAAACAATATAAGAATAATCCTAGATACAAATTCAGAAAACTTCCGGCACTTAATGAAAAAGGGGAATCCAACTTTGATTATCCGGTAAAAGGATTTTCAACGAAATACTATCATAATATGCGTGACAGACTTGATAAGAACGAGTGGATGGCTAAATTTATGCAGACTCCATTTGTTCGTGAAGGATTATTGTTCCCGGCAGACGAATTAAGATACTACAATGGCATACTGCCGGAAGGAGATCACAGAGTTATTGGAGCTTGTGATGTCGCATGGGGTGGTGGAGACAGCCTCTCAATGCCTATCGGTTATGAATATCCAAATGGAGATGTGTACATTCCTTCATGGATTTTCAATAAAGGCAAGAAAGAAGTTACGATTCCTCTTGTTACTGGAAAAATCATAGGAGAAAAGCTTACAGAAATACAGTTCGAAGCGAACAATGGTGGAGATATGTATTCAGACAGGGTAAGTACAGAACTAGAAAAGCATAATTACCATTGCAGCTGCTCTTATAAAAAAGCTCCGGGGAACATGGAAAAAATGACTAAGATGGTTGCGTATTCCGGTGATGTAAAGAAACATTTCATATTCTTGGATCCGGAACACCAAGACCAAGAATACAGCGATGCAATGGATGAATTGAATATGACTGTACAGATTGGTGATAACGAACATGACGATGCCGGAGATGGGATTACTCAGTTAGCAATGAAAATTTATGGAGATATTGACGGACCGGCATCAATCATTCAAAGTCCAGTTTAAGGAGGGCAACATGAAAATCACTAGAAGAGATATTGCAAACTATAAATTGTTAAAGGTCCTCCTTGAACGGGACCAGAGAAAACTTGACCGCTATATTGCAAAACAGCCGTCTACGTATTCCGGCAAGGTATACGGATCTAATCCGAATTTCCCTTATGAGGCACGTGGATTTACGGTCGGTGGTTGCACGGATACTGAAATTCATCAAAGGAAAGAATGGGACTTAAAATGCCGTGAAATGGAAGTTAAGATTCAGGATGATATTCGTAGACTGAATGAATTGGAAGTAGCGATTGATACAGTGATTGCGAACGCGAAAGATGTTGAGGATAAAGCAATTCTTGAGTTTACGAAAGATGGAATGTCTCAACAGGAGATTGCGTTAAAGCTGCGTATCGACCAGTCATTGGTATCGAGAAGAATAAAAAAATACGTTTCCGACTGAATTTGCATAAAATTCATAAAATACAGGGGTATAATTATAATCGAAGAAATTGTAATTCGTTCATTTTTTCAGGGATTAGGTCTTGCGTGCACGTTGCGCAGGGCTTTTTTCTTTGCAGATTTAAAGGTAGGTGAATTCGGTGTCCGAGGACAATAAAGCGTATGTATATCCTGAATTAACTGGCAGACGCCGGATTTATTCAGACGTAGATAAAATCACAAGAGACAATATTTTCGAGGTGCTTGAAAAAGCTATGGTAATTCACATGAAGAACGCCAATGAAATGACGCTTCTCATGAGATACGAGAAAGGCATTCAGCCACTTGTCAGAGAAAAGATTATCCGCAAGGAAGTAAACATTAAGGTTTCAGATAACCTTGCGAACCAAATTACTGAATTCAAGCTCGGATATGTATGGGGGCAACCGATTACATACGTCCAGCGTGGGAATAAAGACTTGAGAAGTTCTACAGATTCTCAGAACGAGATTCAAGACGATGGAATTTCAATGTTGAATGAGCTGAATGATTCAGAATATGCCTTTTCAAAAGACCAAGAGCTTGGACGATACGTTGAAATCAACGGTATCGGTTATCAGTTTGTCGATATCAAAAAGAATTATAACGGACTTGCTCCGTTTGACCTTGTGACACTTAATCCGTTGTTTACATTCTGCATCTACAGAAATTCAGCACTTCAAGAGAAGTTGGCAGGAGTAACATTCCGTAGAACAGAGAACGGGGATGTGTACTACACGGTATTCACTCCTGATACTCGCTACGAAATTAAGAATATGCAGACGATTGAAAACGGCACTGTTAAAAAGAATGAATGGTCATTTATGAAAAGGAATGGTGAGAAGAATCCATTCAAGAAAATTCCGATCGTAGAATTTAATCGCTCTACAGACAGAACAGGATGCTTTGAGCGTCAGATTTCAGATATGAACGCACTGAACGTGGAAGTATCAGATTTTGCAAACAGCGTTGCACAGACAACTCAGGAAGTGTATTTCGGAGTTGGATTCGAATTACCTCCTGGAGAAGATGGAAAGGTACAAGCTCCAGTTGGAGGGCAGTGGATTCTTGCTAGGAATACCGGAAACGGTGGAACTCCAACACTAAAGGCTATTTCCAGTACATTTGATTATCAGGGAGTGCAAGAGAATATTGTAAGCAAGCGAAACACTATTTTGCAGAAAGCTTATGTTCCGATTCAGACAGACCCGGGTGGCGGCTCTACTGGTTCTGCAATGAATATGTCTTCCGGTTGGAGTGCTGCGGAAAACAGTGCTTGCAAGGAAGAACAGATTCTAAGACGAGGTAAAGCCGAAATCGTTGAGCTTGAGATGATTGCCATTAAGAGCACAAATGATATTCCATTCGATAGTCCGCTTCGTTCACTGGAATTTTCAGATATCAAACCTAAATTTATCCGTAACAAGACATATGACCTTGCTACAAAGGTGAATTCAATGGTTGCAATGATTAAAGCGGGTGTAAATGGTCGTGTGGCTATGGAACAGGTTGATTTGTTCCCGGATGTAGCTCAGGCATGGGCTGATAGTAAGAAAACGATTGAAGAATATCAAAAATCGTTGATTCATAAAAGCGAACCACAGACAGGAGGGAAGAAAGCTATGCCTGATTTGTCAGATCAGACAGGAAACTCTCCGATTCTTGATGGAATGAAGACAGGTGATAATGATGTTCACGAATCTTAGTTTTGATGAATTGAATGCGCTTGTGAAAAATGAGCGCAGTATGCCATTCAAAAAGTATTTCGGAGAAATGAATCTTCCGGAAGAAGAAAAATCTAAAAGGATTCAAATAGCAGAAGAACTGGAAGAGAATTTCATTGTCACAATGACGCTTCTGTTCACGATGGCTCAAGCAAATAAGATTGATTATGAGCTTATCAGAAAACAGATTGAAGATTCCTATTTGGAAACGCTTAGGAAGTATGCAAGCGTGGATAGACACTTAGAGACATACGTTAAAAGCTTTTCTTACGATGTTATAGACAGCACGAAAAAGCATAAGAATGATCCTTATTACTATTCACTGGATAGAGCAAGGTTCATGGCTGAAAACGAAGTAAATACGGCAATAAACCACGCTAGATATATAGAAGCTGTGAATGTTGGCAAGACAATGAAGCGGTGGGAATCAATCATTGATGAGGTCACTAGAAAAGACCACATCGAGATAAATGGAAAGTATATTCCGATTGGACAGGCTTTCCACGTTGGTGATTCATGGCTGTTATTCCCAAAGGACACATCCTTAGGTGCATCTGCAAATCAGATTGTGAATTGCCGTTGCACAGTAATTTATTTTTAGAAATTACAGCCATAAAAAATGTGGCTGTTTTTCATACACGGCACAGAGAAGTGCCTTATCAAACGCGAAAGACAGAGAAGTCTATAATCGCGAAACGTAACTATGAGAGAGAACTCTAAACGCGAAAGAAAGGAACATGATAATTATGGAAGAAAACAAAAACCTTGAAGAACAGGGACAGCAGAATCAGGATCCGGATAACGCATCGGAAGAGAAAGAGCCTACTGTAGAAGAACTGATGGCGCAGTTAGCACAGGAAAGAGCCAACAGTGCAAAGTTGCAGAATGACTACAATAAGGCATCCTCAGAAGCCGCCAACTACAGAAAGCAGTTAAAAGCTAAACAGACAGCAGAAGAGCAGGAAGAAGAGGCAAAACGCGAGGCAGAAGAAGAGCATAAAAAATATGTCCAGGGATTGGAAAACACAATCAAAATGACAAATGCTACAAATCGCTATCTTGCGCTTGGAATGTCAGGAGACATGGCTAAGGATACTGCACAGGCAGAGCTTGACGGTGATATGGTTAAAGTCACTGAGAACATGAGTAAATTCAAAGATGCTTCTATCAAAGAGGCTGAGACAGAATGGCTCAAGAGTAGACCGCCAGTAAATGCCGGACAGGGCGAAGATGAAGAGACTGATTTATTCCTGAAAGGATTCAACGGTTAATCTTCCTAGTATATACCGGGCACATAAAGATGTGTTCGCTGATTTCAAAAAGTTAGAAAAGGAGAATTGAAATGGCTGTTAATTACGCTGAGAAGTATTCACGGATCGTGGATGAAAGATTTAAAGTTGGTGCACTCACATCTGCACTTGTAAACTACGCATTCGACTGGGTTGGAGTTTCCACAGTAAAGGTATTTTCTGTACCGACTGCTACAATGGGGGATTACAAAACAGAAGGTGCTAACAGATATGGAACACCGGCAGAGCTTGAGAATGAAGTTCAGGAGATGGTTCTTTCCAAAGACAGAGCCTTCACATTTACAATCGACAAGAAGAGTGAAGATGACACAATGGGAACAATGGCTGCGGCAGCTGCGCTGAGACGTCAGATTGACGAGGTTATTATCCCTGAGATTGATACATACCGTATCGCTAAACTGGTTGCCGGAGCAGACGTATCACACGTTGTAAAAGACGTTGCTGTAACAAAAGCAAATGCTTATGAGAAATTCCTTGCTGTACAGGAGATTCTTGACAATGCAAAAGTTCCTACAGGTGGAAGAGTTTGTATCGTAACTCCGGGTTACTACAATATGCTGAAACTTGACGAGGCATTTACAAAGAAAGGGGATATGGCTACACAGCTTTCTATCACAGGACTTGTAGGTGAGGTTGACGGGGTTAACATCATTAAGGCACCGGCTTCTTACTTCCCTAAGAACACAAACTTTGTAATCACTAACCCAGTGGTTATGCCAGCACCAATCAAACTTGCTGAGTATAAGATTCATGAGGATGCGCCTGGTATCTCCGGACATCTTGTAGAAGGTCGTGTACGCTACGATGCTTTCGTCCTGAATCAGAAGAAAGATGCCATCGGTGTTTGCCAGAACCCAGAAGGCTAAGGAGTGATCGAAATGTTTACGTTCGAGAAAGATGGCGTGAGAATGAGTGTGGAGTCTGAGATTCAGGCTTCCGCATTTATCTCTTGCGGTTGGAAACGCGTTGAAGAAACTGTTAAAAAGGCACAGGCTACAGAGTCTAAGCCAAAGACAGTGAGACAGACAAAGAAATAGGTGTTTGAAGATGGATAAGTTGATTGAAGAGATATATGAGGATTTAAAAACTGAATTGGGTATATCGGAAGAATCTGATTTATCCATTCTGAAAATAAAAGTAAAGAACGCATATAAAGAGGTATGCGTGATACGGAATTACCCGAAGTCGTATACAGAAGAGTTTGTTGCCGGAGATATGGAACGTTTCTATTCCAATATCCGCGGTTTGGCTCTATACGACTACAATCAAATTGGAGTTGAGGGAGAATCTTCCCACAATGATAATACTGGAACTCGAACGTGGTTTTCCAGAAATACGTATCTTGAAGGAGTTGTTGCTATATGCGCACTAATTTAAGAAAGGAATGGTGATCCGTAATCTCCCGTCTACTGGGTTAAGTAGAAAGAAGATTGTGCGTGACCATATTGCCGATGTCAGCAAAATGGTCGCAGGGACATATGTGCAATGATGGTGGAGGGATAGCACATTGAGAAACTTGAAAAAAAATTCTAAAAAATTATGGTATTCCAATTACAACGGCAAAGTTCCGATTGTTGATGAAAATGGAGATGAGACAGGAGATTACACTGGTGGTTACGCTTCTCCTGTTGAGTTTCTAGCCACTTTATCAGCAAGTAGAGGTAATGCTTATGCTGATATGTTTGGAACGAATTTAAGCTATACTAGGACGCTTGCAACAGTAGAGAAACTTCCTATTAAAGAAGAATCCTTAATATGGGTGAGTGAACCAGTGATGAAAGCAGACGGTACTGTAGATGAAGAATCCGCAGACTATACTGTTGCTGGTATTGCAGATGGCTTAAATGGACTTGTCGTTGCATTGAAAGCGAGGGCGAAAGATGCCTAGATATTCTACCGGATTGTCAGTGAGTGGGTTTAAGAAACTGAGAGCCGACATACGGAAGTACAGAAACAGTCTGCAAGAGAAATGTGAGGAATTTGCATATAAACTTGCAGAAGAGGGCGTTGCTGTTGCTCAAATGAAGATAGGCACTAAAGATGCTATCTATACAGGAGAGTTGCTGGAAAGTCTGAATATCATGCCTGGAGATATCATTTATGATGGAGCTTCATTTAGTGTTTATACGGATTGCCCGTATGCTTGCTACGTTGAGTTTGGAACGGGTGTTGTCGGAGAGGATTCTCCGCACCCTGACACTTCTATAGCTGGTTGGAAATACGATATAAATGACCACGGTGAAGCTGGATGGTTTTATTTCAAAGATGGCAAACGACATTGGACAAAAGGTATGCCATCAAGACCATTCATGTATGAGACAGCGCAGTATTTAAGAGATATGAGCGTTATAAGCCATATTGCGAAGGAGGTGTTTGGAAGTGATTGATGTGTCAAACAGAGTGCTGAGTAACATAAAATCTTATGTGAAAGATACTTGCAAGAGTGTATCAAACTATTCCAGTAAAAGCCCTCCGTCATTTCCGGCAGTATCGGTTGTTCAGATTGACAATCAAGATGCTTGCATGGACTTGGAAAACAGTGAGAATGCTGTCGAGTCCGTAATTGAGATTCAGTGCTATTCAAACAAGAATATCACAGAAGCGAAGAATATCATAAATCAGTGTTGTGATGCTATGCGGAAGATGGGATACACTCGAGCGTATGGTCCGAAGCCTATTGACAATGCGTCAGACACAAATATTTACCGAATGGTGGCAAGGTTTAAACGCCTTGTTGCATCAATAGATGATATAGCAAAATTTTAATTTCATACCGGATACCGATTAGATGGTATTCGCTAACCGCATTATTTAGCGGTAGAAAGGAAGATAGAAATGGCTAATGTAAAAGCATTAAGTACAATTAACACAGTTCTCAAAGTAGGAGCAACTGGGGCGGCGGTTAAAAGGGTTTGTGCGATCAAGAGTTATCCTGATCTTGGCGGTGATCCGGAGAAAATCACTGTAACAGACCTTGAAGATACAGATGAAGCTTCTGTACCAGGTGTGCGTTCAGCAGATGACATGCAGTTCACAGCAAACTATACAAAAGAGTCTTACGAGGCAGTTCTTGCGGTTTGCGGAAAACAGCAGATTTTTGAACTTGATTTCGGTGCTGACGGAGCAGACGGTAAATTCTCTTGGAGTGGACAGATGTCTGTTAAAGTCAATGGCGGTGAAGTAAACGGTGCTCGTGAGATGACACTGACAATCGTTCGTGATTCAGCGATTAAAAATTCTGACGCTACTACAGGATTTCCAGCAGCATAGTCCTTGGTTTGATGCAGAAAACGACATCATCAAGGATATTGATAATGAAATTATTTATTTAAAGAACTATTAGAGTCGCTTTAAGGCGGCTCTTTTTTTTGATTGAAAAATGGAGGAATAACAATGGTCAAAGTAAAAATTAATGGAAAAAACTACAACGTGAAGGAAATGGCATTTGCTGAGTACACAAAGATGGAGGAACAGGGTTTCTCAATTATTGATGCTTTCAGAAAGAAGCAGATGACACTTATCGCTATGGGATTTGTTTGTACGGTAGTTGGTTGTGATAGAGATGAGGCAGAGCATTTAATCACTCAGCACGTACTCGGTGGTGGAAACATTATTGACATCACAAACGCATTTGCTGATGCCGTTGCAGAATCCGATTTTTTCCAAAGAATGCTCGGAATGACTCAGGACGAGCAGGAGACTCCGAAGAAAGCTACGAAGTCCAAGAAAGAAGTGGAAGAAGCAGCCGAGGAAGAGTAATCATTCCAACCAGCTATACGCAGTTCATATATGAATATTGGTTGCCTATGGCTGCGCAATGCGGAATTAGTTGCTCTGAGTTTTGGAAGATGACTCCGAAAGAAATGAACGTTTACAAAAAGATTCAAGAGGATAAAGAGAGAGAAAAAGCTGTCATGCAAGATATTTCTGCTTGGATGAATGGCTTGTATGTTCTCAATGCAATTAGTTGTGTTGTATCAAAAGATGCTAAATATCCTGAAACTCATATGATCGTTGGAGATTTTAATGAGCATGAATTAACAGAGGAAGAAGTAGAAGAAATCGTTCATGAAAATACGCAGATTGCAGCAGCTAGTTTTGCGGCATGGGCAGAGGTTGCGAATAGCAGAGAACAGAGGTGAGAACAGTGGCTGAAATTGATAAGTTGGAAATAATCATTGAAGCGGAAGCGCAAAAAGCGAATCGTTCAATGGGGAAGCTTGAAAAAAGAATAGATGATGTTACAGAAGCACTTGAGCGTTGTATGCTCGTTGCGCAAGGTGCTGTGTCTCTTAAAGGACTCAATGTAGACAAGCTGTTCTCCGGAAAAGCAATGGAGAAATCCGCAAAGGACTTAGGAAAGAAACTTGCGGATGACCTGATTAAAAACTACAATCTCGGTCTTACTGGAAAGAACGTTACTGGCGAAATCAAAAGCCTGACAAATAAGATTGCATCCGGCGTTGCCAATAATCCAAGTAAGGCTTACAAAAATCTTGCCGATGATATGGAAGCACTTGGAAATGTCGTTAAGCGAAACGGTAGAATTTCCAAGTCTACTTCCAGTGATTATCAGGAATTATATAACTGGATTAAAAAGAGTGGAAAAATCAAGATTACTCCTGAGACAGCCAGATCTTTAGGAGATGATTATAAAAACAGAACTCCTGTTATGAAACAGAAGTTTTCAACGAAAGACGGAATCGAGCTTGACTCCTACTATCAGGAAATGAGAGAGCAGTTTCCAGCTATTTTGAAGGAAGCATACAGTGTCGAAGATGAATTTTACCAGTTGGATAGCGCGCTGAAAAAATTCTACGAGACTGCAAATTCTTTCTATACTCCTGAATGGATGGAAGATGACATTTGGGACACCATCATTGACGGAGTTGACGATATCAGAGTTGGTGTAAATGATGCGAAAACCGGAGTCACTGAATTCGGAGATGCATTAAAAAATGCAGAAGAATCAGGCAAGTCTTTCTCTCAGATGCTTGGTGCCGGAATGGATATATCAGGTCTTGAGCGTGCAGAAGCTCTTGTTGGAAATATCACGAGAGGTAATCGCACAGAAGCTCAGAAGAAAACTCGTTCTGATTTAAAATATCCGGTTCAACCATTTAAGGATATTAACAGGAAATTTAAAGACTCTAGGCTTGACACTGACTTTTCCAAAATGAATATCCAACAGCTCCAAGCTAGTATTAGTGCAAACGAAAGGCTTTATGCGAGAGTGCAACAGGCTATCAATAATATGATTGAGCTTGAGGGTACAGATGAATTAGGCGGTAAAGACTGGTATTCAAAAATCATGCAGATAAATCAGTATGAGAATGCTATTGATGATGCTACAGAAGCATTAGGACGCTTAAATGCTAATTCGTTTTTATCCGGTGGGGTTGATTCGCAGAAATCTAATAGATCGACAAAAGCAATCGATGAATATGTGCGAAAAGCAAAGGAAGCTGTTGGCGAAATTCCAGCACCGTCTTTTGATGCAGAGGAAGAATTAATCAAATACATTGACGATCTCAATGATAAGTTTGAAGAGTTATATCAGGTTGCAAGAAAGGCTGAAAATGAAATAGATTTCGGCGATGCTATCCGAGAATTGGCTGAGCTTGAGAGTGAATTGGATTCTGCAAGAACAGATTTGTCTCATTTCAACAATGGTTCGAGAAAGCGTAAAGTTTCAAATGAACCTATAGATGTTGGAAATGTATCCGATCTCTACAATATGACATTTGGTGATGGCGCATCCGAACTGGCAAAAGAACTTGAGCAATCCGGAGCTAGTGCGAATGAAGCTGCTACTAAATTAAACAACCTTAATACGCAGTTTGGCAATAAAGAAGTTGTCACGTATGAAGCAAGAATCAAGGAATTAAAGAAAACGCTTTCTGAGCTGTCTTCTCAAGGATTATCAGAAGGAGACCCTGAATTTGACAATACGCTTCGCAAGATTATGTTGCTTGAGGAATATTCCAGGCGATATAAGAAAGAAATGAAAGAATCTGTAAAAGCAGAAGTGAATTCAGAAGAAATCGACCAGTCAGCGGAAGCTCTTAGGAGAGCTACTGCACAAGGCGGTAAATTCAAACGTATGCTAAAAGGACTCGGCAGTTTCGGCTCTAAGATTAACAATATTTCAAAAGGCTTTAAAAAAGTAGGAAAAACAATACAAAACGCAAGGGATATTGCTAATAAAGCAGTCCATCCTTTCAAAACATTAAAAGAATTGATGGGGTTTGAAAGCAAAAAGAAGAATAATGGAATGCCATTCGGAAGAATGCTAGGCTCTTCAATTATGTTTTCTACCATTTTCGGTTTGATTAGTCAGATTAAGCAAGCGATTAAGGAAGGATCGGACAACCTTGTACAGTACAGTAGCTCATATAACAATAGCATTTCTTCAATGGTATCTTCCTTACTGTATTTGAAAAATGCTTGGGCTGTTGCGTTTGCTCCAATCGTGAATGTCGTTGCTCCGTACATATCATCATTTATTGATATGGTATCTAGTGCTTTGAACGCTGTAGGACACTTTCTAGCAGCTCTCACAGGAAAGGGGTATGTTGTACAGGCTAAGAAGGCTTGGAAAAACTATGGAGCATCCATTGCTGATACTGGAAAGAAAACTGATAAAGCAAATGATTCTGCTAAGAAATTACAGAAAACAATTCTTGGTTTCGATGAATTAAATATCCTTAATGGAAATGATACTGGTTCTGGAAGTGGCTCAAGTGGAAGCGGAAGTGGTGGCTCTAGTGGGCCTTCTCCTTCAGACATGTTTGAAACGATTGAAGTTTCTAACTCAATGAATCAGCTTGCAGACAAGTTTAAACAGGCATTTGCTAATGCTGATTTTACTGAAATTGGTGAAATTGTTGGAAACAAACTTAAATCCGCAATGGAATCAATTAATTGGGATAGCGTATATCACGCTGCTGATAATTTTGGTAAAAGTCTTGCAACATTCCTTAATGGATTGATTTCTCCTGAATTGTTCTATGATTTAGGAAAGACGATTGCTGGATCAATTAATACTGCACTACACGCACTCAATTCGTTTGCTGCTAATTTTGACTGGAAAGATTTTGGTGCTTCATTGGCAAGCAGTATTACTGGGTTCTTTGAAACTTGGGATGCAAAATTAACTGGCGAAACTTTAAGCAATTTTGCAACAGGAATTCTCGAATCGTTAAAGAGTGCGATAGATACACTGGATGGAGATAAAACATTTGAAAAAATCGGACAAAAACTGGTTGACTTTATATGCGGAATTGACTGGAAGAAATTAACATGGGATTTGCTCGGCTTTTTTAAATCATTAACAAATGCGTTAGTAGATTTCCCTAAAGACTTTGCAAAAGGAGTTGCGCAGGAAATACTCAATAAGATTTTTGGCGAAGACAAAGTAGAACTACCTAAAGTCAAGTGGTTTGATGATTTAACGTCATGGATTTCAAAGATGTCAATCAGGCAAATCCCTCTGTTTGATGTTATTTTTAATCTGATTGATTTCAAAGAAAACATAGAGGCTATAGTTACTTTTGTTTCCGATATGAAAACTAATATCGAAAAGGCATTGGCGCCACTGGCCGACTTCTTTTCATCAATATTTAGCCTTGCTAGAGAAAACACGCAATCACCATTTGCTGGAATTGGAGATTGGTTTGGAGAAAGAAAGAAAGACATACAGAATGGATTGAGTGGGATTGATGAATGGATTGGCTCTAAGTTCTCGACAGGAAGAAAGAACACAGACGATTCTTTTAAGGATGTCGGAACTTGGTTTGGGAATAGAAAAACAGACATTCAGACTAACTTGAAAGACATTGATTCATGGATGAATACGAAGTATGTAAATGCTCGCAAATATGTCAATGCAGCGTTCTCAGATGTTGGCGCATGGTTTGGAACTCGTAAGGGTGAGATTCAAACAAATATGGACAGTATCAACACATGGTTCAATGCAAAGTATCAGTCTGCTAGAGGATACGTCAATAGCGCATTCAGCAACGTCGGAAGTTGGTTTGGAAGTCGCAAGGGTGAAATCCAGTCCAACATGGATTCTATCAATGGTTGGTTCAACACAAAGTATCAGAGCGCAAGGGGATATGTAAACTCTGCATTCAGCAGTATTGGTTCATGGTTCGGTTCAAGAAGAAACGATATCCAGTCCAATATGCAGTATATCTCTACATGGTTTAGCAGCACATTTAAAACTGCATACAACGGAGTTACAAGTGCTTTCAGTGGAATCGGAAGATATTTCCAAAATGTTGGAAATTGGATTACATCTCCTGTCAAATCAGCCATCAATAGTGTTGGTAGCGCTGTAAACTGGATTTACAAAAAACTTGGTGGAAGTAAAGACCTTATCCCTAAGTATGCTACTGGTACTGGGAAGAATGGTGTACTGAATGATACGTTTGGTATGGTCAATGACCAGTCGGGCGGTACATATCGTGAGCTTGTTCAGTTCCCTAATGGAAAAGCATTTATTCCTAAAGGTCGTAACGTAGTGTTGCCAATGCCTAAAGGTACAAAGGTAATGCCTGCCGGACAGACAAAAGAACTCATGAATATGAATGGTATGCCACACTTCAAGAAAGGTGCGGGAGTATTCAATATCATTGATTACATCGCACATCCGTCAAAGCTGTTACAGTATGGACTTGATAAGTTCACATCTTTCCGTGATGCTGTAGAGCCGGGATTGTCTATTGCTAAACAGTCTATCAGTGCTGTTAAGGATATGGCTCTGAGCAAGGTTAAAAGCCTTGTGAGCGGATTCACAACTTCAAGCGGTGGTGGATATAGCACATCGGGAGTAGAACAGTGGAGAAATCTTGCTAAGACAGCGTTGTTGTTGACGAACCAGTACACAGAGTCCAACTTGAACGCATTACTTACTCAGATGAAGCATGAGTCAGGCGGAAACGCTAGAGCTATCAACTTGTGGGATAGTAATGCTAAGAAGGGTATTCCTTCAAAAGGACTTATGCAGGTTATTGATCCTACATTCCGTAGCTATGCATTATCTCCGTATAACAAGGATATCTATGACCCACTATCCAATATGATTGCATCTATCAGATATACAGTATCTCGTTACGGAAGTCTGTATAAAGGTTGGACAGCGAGAGGATATAAGGGTTATGCAGGCGGCGGATATCCGATGAATGGTGAGATTTATGTAGCCAATGAAAACGGATTCGGCTCTGAATACATTGGTCGCATGGGGAATAAACACGTTGTGGCGAATAATCAGCAGATTACAGATGGAATTAAACAGGCTGTCATTGATGGCATGATGGAAGTCTATATGGCTACACAGAGTAACAGAACAGACAGCAACAGCGCGATTCCATATATCATTAACGCAGTTCTTAAGACAGAGGATAACGAAGTCTTGGCAAGAGCTGTTGAAAAAGGACAGGCAAGTAGAAGCAGTAGATTCAATCCGAGTCCTGCTTACTAGGAGGTAGAATATGCCGAACAATACAAATATGCTTGTTGTGGACGGGGTAAAAATAAAATCCCCGTCCTCTTTGTCGTGGGGAAAGCAAGATATATCTGCTTCTGATGCAGGACGTACAGATGATACGATCATGCACAAGAATAAAGTCGGTGAGAAAAGAACTCTTGACTTATCTTGGAGTGGAACAACACCACAGGAAGCCAGTGCAATTCTGAAAGCGTTTGCTCCTGAATATTTTCAGGTAACATATTGGGATGTCGAGAACTGCCGAATGGAAACGAGAACGTTTTACTCAGGAGATAAAAAAGCACCAGTAAAAATATGGACAGTAAATCAGAAGAGATACGAAAGTATCTCTTTTAATATTATAGAGAGGTAA